ATATAAACGTCAAAAAGATAATATCCAATTATGGTATAATGAAATGAATGAAGAAGGTTTAACAAAAGCCGAGCAAGAAACTATTAAACCATATTTTGAACAAGACTATGGTGTGCCGCCTGATCAAGAAAGTCTGATGTTAATGCTAATGGATAAAAACATTTGTGGATTTAGTTTAGGTGAAGCAAATGCGGCACGTAAAGTAGTTGCAAAAAAGAAAATGGATAAAATTGAAGCATTGCATCAACAAGTATTAAATACAGCAAAATCAGAAGCATTGGGTAAATATATTTGGCGTCATGGCGTTGGTCCCCAGGTTGGTTATGCATTTTCAAGAATTCATGCGCTTGCTTACTCATTCATTGGATTTCAGACATTATATATTGCAACACATTGGAATCCAATTTATTGGAATACAGCTTGTTTAATTGTTAATAGCGCATCACTTGAAGTTGATGATGAGTTAGAAGATGATGATGATAAAGCTGGTAGCACTGATTATGCTAAAATCGCTAAAGCAATTGGAGAAATTCGTGCGGCAGGTATTGAAGTGCATTTAGTTGATATAAATAAATCAAAATTTAGTTTTGCACCTGATGTAGAAAACAATGCTATCTTATTTGGTCTTAAAGCAATGTTAAATATTAATGATGATACAGCCAATATTATTATAGCTAATCGTCCTTATGTATCACCTAAGGATTTCTTATTCCGAGTAAAACCAAATAAACAAACGATGATTTCACTTATCAAAGGTGGCGCATTTGATAATATGATGGAACGTAGAAAATGTATGGCGTGGTATTTATGGGAAACTTGTGATAAAAAATCAAATTTAACAATGAATAATATGCCAACATTAATTAAATATGATTTAATTCCAAAAGATAATGATGCACTTACTACTGGCCGCCGCATATTTGAATTTAATAGATATCTTAAAGCAATATGTAAATATGACACAATTAATTTTAAGTTGGATGATAGGGCATTAGAATTTCTTAGCGAAATTAATTATCCTACTGATGGTGAATTATTAAATATGAAAATTTGGGATAAATATTATCAAAAGCAAATGGACGTATTTAGAAATTGGATGTCACAAAATAAAGCACAAATCTTAGATGATTTAAATTTCTTGATATTCAAAGCTGACTGGGAAAAGTATGCATTAGGTTCAATTTCAGCTTGGGAAATGACAGCCGTATGTTTTTATTATCATGAGCATGAATTAGCACATGTAAACAAATCACAATATGGTATAGTTGATTTTGATAAATTGCCTGAAGAACCTGAAATTGAATGTATTAAATATATTCGCAACAAGCCAATCAATATTTTTAAGCTTGTCCGCATTTGCGGCACTTGTATAGCTAAAAATAAAACAAAAGGAATAGTTACATTATTGACTACTTCTGGTGTTGTTAATGTTAAATTCCGTAAAGAATATTTTGCATTGTTTGATAGACAAATTTCCGCAATTGGCGAAGATGGTAAAAAACATGTAGTAGAATCATCCTGGTTTAAACGTGGAAATAAAATTATGGTTTTAGGTATTAGAAGTGGCGATACTTTTGTTGTTAAAAAATATGCCAGTTCTATTGGACATCAATTATATAAAATTAATACAGTTTCCGCAACAGGAGAATTAACGTTACAAAGCGAACGTGCGCAAGGAGAAGCAGAAGATGAAGAAATATGAGACAAAAAAAGTATTAGTAGCTTGTGAAGAAAGCCAACGAGTATGTAGTGCATTTCGCGATCGCGGTTTTGAAGCTTATTCTTGCGATTTAATTGAGTGTTCCGGTGGACATCCAGAATGGCATATTCAACAAGACGTTACTACAATTTTAAATCCAATAAATAATAAAATAGAATTTAATACTGTAGATGGGCAACATCATATTATTACTGGCGAATGGGATTTAATTATCGCCCATCCGCCATGTACATATTTAACAGTTTCCGGCAATCGTTGGTTTAATATAGAACGATATGGAGATCGCGCAAGAGAAAGATGGAAATTGCGTGAAGAAGCGGCAAATTTTTTCCTATTATTTTCCAAAGCATCTTGTAAACATATAGCAATAGAAAATCCAATAGGATATATGAATAGCCATTTTCGCAAGCCAAATCAAACAATTCAGCCATTTGAATTTGGTCATCCTGAAAGAAAAGCAACATGTCTGTGGTTAATCAATTTACCTATTTTAACGCCTACTGACTTGGTCGATCCAAATATTACAGTATTGGGTGATGGAAAAACGTATAGTGATTGGCATTTAAAAACCTTGCGCTTATCAAAAGAAGAAAGAAGTAAAGAAAGAAGTAAAACTTATCCTGGAATTGCGGCCGCGATGGCGCAGCAATGGGGCGATTATATTTTAAAGGAGAATAACTAATGTATAAAATAATAGCCTTAATCGGTAAAGCTGGAGCAGGAAAAGATACAATAGTAAATCGTATTTTAACAGCTAACCAATGCGCTTGGCATGAAATTGTATCTTGCACAACACGACCACCAAGAGAAGGCGAAGTTAATGGCGTTAATTATTTTTATTTAACTGGTGAGCAATTTGCTGATAAAATGTTAAATAATGAAATGCTAGAAGCAACAATGTTTAATAATTGGTTTTATGGAACAACTTATGAGTCATTGAGGTCTGATTGTATTAATATTGGGGTATTCAATCCCGCTGGCGTAGAAGCGTTAATGCTTCACAAAGATATAGAAGTGCAAGTGTATTATGTGCGGGCAACCGATAAAGTGCGTCTTCTACGCCAGTTAAATAGGGAAGAAGATCCAGATGTACAAGAAATTATTCGTCGTTATAAAGCTGATGAAACTGATTTTGCTGATTTAGATTTTGACTATATAGAATTAGAAAATAATACCCTTGAAGATCTTGATACCGCGGTGAAAAAGATTTTGGACAAAAATAGTTAATTTACTTATCTAAAAATACAAGATATAGTAGATAGCCCCATAAGGGATTCAAGATTTAGTAAAGGAGATACAATATATATGAAAAATATTATTAAACGAGATGGTACAATTGTACCATTTAATAAAGATAAAATTATAAATGCAATTAATAAAGCATTTATAGAAGTAGATGGTCAGTTATATGAAGATGATACAGCAAGAGATATAGCTGATGAAATTTATGATGCGGCAAAAAATAATATTACAGTCGAAGAAATACAAGATATGGTAGAAGATGCACTGATGCGTTCTGAACGTAAAGATGTCGCTAAAGCCTATATTAAATATAGAGAACGCCGCACAAATGCACGTGGTAATATAACCGATAAAACTTTTATTGAATTTTTATCGGGAAAAAGCGATTATTGGAATAAAGAAAATTCTAATAAAGATGCCCAAGTAGTAACCACACAGCGTGATTATATAGCAGGTATAGCTAGTACAGATATTGCGCGTAGATTCTTGTTACCTAAAGACGTATGTGAAGCTCATGATCTGGGTATTATTCATCAGCATGATATGGATTATATGGCACAAAAAGCTCTAAATAATTGTTGCTTAGTTAATCTAGATGACATGTTAGCTAATGGAACAGTGATTAATGGTGTACGTATCGATCCTCAGCATCGTATTACTACTGCTGCAACAGTAGCTACACAAATCATTACAGCTGTAGCTAGTAGCCAATATGGTGGTACTACTATTACATTAGCACATTTAGCGCCTTATGTCCGCATGAGTTGGCAAGAAAACTATAATAAAGGATTGGAATATTTTGATAATAATCCAGAAGCGGCTTGGAATTTTGCTAAGAAAGAAACAGCAACAAATATTAAAGACGCTGTTCAAACATTTAATTATCAAATTAATTCTATGAGTACAACTAATGGACAAGCGCCATTTTTATCTGTTAATATGTGGATTAATGAAAATCCTGAATATGCCCATGAAACAGCACTGTTAATTGAAGAATTTTTGCGACAGCGTATTAAAGGTCTAAAAAATGAGCAAGGTATGTATATTACCCCTGCTTTTCCTAAACTATTATATATACTTGATGAAAATAATACCACAGAAGATAGTCCTTATTGGTATTTAACAGTTCTAGCGGCACAATGTACAGCTAAAAGAATGGTACCTGACTATATTTCAGCGAAAAAAATGCGTGAATACAAAAATGGTGATGTTTATCCATGCATGGGCTGCCGTAGTTTTCTTACACCTGACCGTACTACAAAAAATTATGCTAAGGCACTTAATTGGGAGGAAGGAAAACATAAATATTATGGCAGATTTAATATGGGCGTTACTACTATAAATCTAGTAGATGTAGCTCTGTCTTCTAATGGTGATTTTGATACATTTTGGAAATTAATGGATGAACGTTGCGAATTGTGCCATCGTGGATTACAAGTTAGATTGCAGCGTCTAGAAGAAGTTACTTCTGACGTAGCTCCTATTTTATGGCAGCATGGTGCTTTTGCACGTCTAGAAAAAGGCGAAAAATTGTATGACTTATTACACCATGGCTATGCTACCATTTCATTAGGTTATGCGGGATTATATGAATGCGTTAAATATATGACAGGTCATTCACACTCAGATGGTGCTGAAGGCGAAAAATTTGGTTTACAAGTAATGCAATTCCTTAATGATAAATGTGCAGCATGGAAAGCCGCAGAAGATGTAGATTATAGTGTTTATGGCACACCTATTGAATCAACAACTTATAAATTTGCCAAGTGTTTAAAACAACGTTTTGGTGATGATATATTTGTTAAATTAGATGGGTATGATAGAAATTACATAAGTAATAGTTATCATATTCCAGTATTTGAAGAAATTAGCGCTTTTGATAAATTAGAAAAAGAAGCTAAGTTTCAACGTCTTAGTCCAGGTGGCGCAATTAGTTATATTGAAACAGCTAATTTACAGCCTAATATAGATGCAGTATTAACTGTAATTAAATTTATTTATGATAATATAATGTATGCAGAGTTAAATACTAAATCTGATTATTGTCAAGTATGCGGTTATGATGGTGAAATTTTAATTGATGAAAATATGGAATGGTATTGTCCACAATGCGGCAATAGAGATCAAAAGAAAATGAATGTAGCGAGACGTACATGCGGTTATATTGGCAGTCATTTTTGGAATTATGGCCGCACACAAGAAATAAAAGATAGGGTAGTACATTTAGGTGGTAATTGTTAATTTAAGAAGGGAATGAAGTTCTATGCGCTATGCTGATATAAAATATAATGATATAGCTGATGGTAATAATATCTGTGTTTCTTTCTGGACCTAGGGGTGTCCGCATCGTTGTACTGGATGTCACAATCCTGAAACCTGGTCGTTTGATGGCGGCTATGAAGATACAGTAGACAATATAGTTGATAAAATAATAAAAGGCATTTCCGCTAATGGCATACAACGTAATTTTTCTGTCCTTGGCGGAGAACCACTATGTCCTGAAAATGCAGAAAATGTAAAAACAATAGTAAAGGCTGTGCGGCAAGCCTATCCGACAATTACCATTTACTTATGGACAGGATATTATAAAGAAAATATTCCCGACCCGTCAATCTTAGATTACATTGATATACTTATTGATGGACCTTATGATGCGTCACAACGCGATATTACGCTTCCACTTCGTGGCAGTCGTAATCAAAGAGTATGGAACTTGACAAAGTAAAAAAATTATGTTATAATATTTATATCAAAAAAGAGAAAAAAAAAGGAGAATGCTATGCTAAATTTTTTGACTGAAGCTGCCCGTGATGCGTATACAAAAGTCTACAAACAGCGTATTAAAAATGACGAAATAGCTTGTATAAAAGATACACAGCGGATCTATAAATTTGTTAACGACTCTTGGGAGCCAATTATAGCAAATAGTGATAGTGGACTTAAAATGTCACTATATGATCTAAATAAAATAGCAGTAGAAAATTTGAAACCAATGATGGCTTCTGATATAATAACTATTTTAACTACTGTTGAACATTCATATTATCCCAAAAAGAAATGGACTTATCTAATGCTTATGTGCAAAGAATTGTCTTATTTTACTATTATTAAAAATGCACAACAAGGAGAGTATGATACTTTGGCTGATGCAGTAGGTGATTTATTTACATCCTATCCAGGATATAAAGAAACAAAGAGTATAGATATTAATGATGATGCTACTGTGGATATTTGGGTTCTAATTGATGATGAAATTTACATGTTTAAACTATTCCCTTGTGATGAATTTGTTGTTACAGTTGGGAGCAAAGGAGCGTCTTAATTATGATAGTATTTAGCCCTAATTTATTTACTATGCGGCAAACCCTATGGGTTGACGGAGACCCGATCATGGTAGAAACAATAGATGATGTAATTAATACCATCGCCGCACAAACCGACCATTCTGATATAACACTTATTGGACCTATTGGTATTATGAATGAATTTGCTAATGAAATAAAAACTAATCGTAGTAAATGCTATAGTGAATATCCAGAATTGAATATTATAATAAAAGAGGTATAATAAATGACAAAGTATTTAATCAAAACAACAATGACATACCGAGTTGCTACTGTAGATGAAGTAGAGCAACTACACGAAGATCTAATAAATAATGAGAATTTTTCCCTTGTAGGATTTGGCTATAAAACTAAGGTAATTAAACAGAAGGGCGAAATTGTGGAAGAGTATCAGCTTGTTACTGCTACTGTTACCATTAATGATGAAAAAGAGCCTGAAGATTCAGCTATGGATGTTAAAATTGCGAGGGTATTTTAATGATTAAGTTTGAAGTGGCAAAAGGGTGGGAAGACAAAAATATCCATTTGCCAGAACGTAAAACAGTAGGATCGGCTGGTTATGATTTTGAAGTTGCTGAAGATACCCTGATTCCATCCTATGAAAATTTAATAGGAACAATGGTGTGCGGCAGTCCGGTGACAATGCAAGAATATAGTCTAGAAGGTGTTGCTGCAATTACTAAAGCATTCAATACGCGTCCTACTCTAGTTCCCACCGGAATTAAGGCAGCCATGCCGCAAGATCTATGCTTAGTACTTTCTATACGTAGTTCATCGCCTCTTAAGCATTGGCTCGTGTTAGCGAATGGGGAAGGTTTAATTGACAGCGATTACTACCAGAACCCAGATAATGATGGACATATTATGTTCCAGATTATCAATTTCTCACCCTATCCAATTATGCTCCGCAAAGGCGATATTATAGGTCAAGGTAAATTCATTAAGTATTATACTACTGATGATGATGCCGCAACAGCTAGCCGCCCAGGCGGTTTTGGGTCAACAACCAATGCCTAATTTACTAGCTCTTGACTAGGCAAGCGATGTTACTGGATATGCCATCTATGACATCGACGATCATCGCCTAATAGCCTATGGGCATTTTAGTCTTGGTACTGGAGACTTGGGCAAACGCTTGGTCTCCTTCCGCACTAAGATACAAGATTTAATTTCTTAGTATTCTATTAACCAGGTGGCTTTTGAAGATATCCAACTTTAGGCTAATGTGGGTAATAATGTACATACATTTAAAACATTAGCTGAAATCTATGGTGTATTACATGAACTATGTGTAGAACTTGATCTACCTTATACTGTTATATTGGCTGGAACTTGGAAATCGACACTTGGTATCAAAGGGAAAGCTCGTGCTGAACAAAAACGTAATGCACAAGCATGGGTGCAAAATACATTTAATGTAAAACCTATTCAAGATGAATGTGACGCAATTTGCATCGGAGCGCACACAATCGCATAGATCGACAAATCAGAATAATTTTTATGACTAACTAATTTTTTGGACAATAGTTACTAATAATCCTTTCCCATTTTTCAGATCTTTATGAAGGGATTTCAAGAAAAACGTGGAGGGCGAATCACGATGTTACAGTTTTTATCTGTTTATGGTGGTAGCATTTTAGCTTCTATAGTTAGCGCAATTATTTTAAGCCTGATGAAAAAATATATGTCTAATCAGAAAAAATTTCAGCAAGAGCATGATAAAGAGCTAATGCGTCAAATGCATGAAGATATGAAATCTGCTGTTGCTGAAGAGCAACATCGCGCTGTAGAAAAGAATATAGAAGTGCGGGCACAGTTAGAAATAAATGATGCCAAGCTTGAAAATCTGACGAAGGGTATATTATCAATGTAGGGTAAGTAGTTCCGCGCCGATTGTCGCGAATTACTTAAACCTGATCATACTTTAACCCAGGATGAATTCTTAGAAATAAGTAATGATCATGAAGCATATAATGCTTTAGGAGGCAATCATACAGGAGATATGCTATTTGATGCAGTGCGAAAAAAATTTAATGCTACATTTGGCACCAATCACTAAAGTCCAAAAAAAAATAGGCGATACCAATTAAGGTTTCGCCTATTTTTTTATTTTTAATGTCCATTAATTTCTATGCCTATTTCTTCTTTGTCGGGAATATGTAGGCCGCAAGTACAATTATTTTCCATAGCTGTGACAAGTGAACAATGATAAATAGCTTTACTCATATCTTTTATCATGTCTACAATTTCACCTAATTCAGCAATGTCAACTGTAATTGCATCACTCATCAAACTATCATAAGCTAGTTCAACTAGTTTTTTCTTTATTTCTTTCATCTTTTCCATTATGCTACCCTCTCTACTATAAGATTAGCGTTTTGGACTAAAATGTCAACTGCACTAGTATTTTTTATACTAATTTGTGCGCAACATCCTTTGGGTACATCAACATATAACGCTGTAGATACGTTATTATACTGTGCAACTGCGGCTGGGGTTGTAATCATCGTGGTAGATGGCACAGTTTCTTCATTAATAGCAGCAGATAATTGAATAGCTCCTGCTGTTCCACCGGTCGGCACTGCAATATTACCACCAAATGTGATTCTAAAGCGCGCACGACATTGATTAGTCAATCCTCGTAATGTAACTATCCCACTGCCGCTTCTATGGACCATGGAAGCGTTTCCACTAACAGCCACATTTGTATATAATACATTTTGATTAGCCGCTACTGTTTGTGCGGCAACTGCTGTAAGTTCCATCTTTATTGCCTCCTTAGTCTAGATTATGATATGCCGCAACCTGCTCCGCAAGAAGGGAAGCTAAGTGTGGGAGCATAGCCAGCGGTATATGTTGTAGCAAGAGGATATCTTACTACGCCATTAAGAGCTGCCTGAAGTTGGAGCTGATTAATCTGATTCTACATATCTGCAATACGATTACCTGAAATAGCATCAAGTATCTTTTGAGTATTGTCACAACTATTCTTTAAGATATCACGTGTATTGAGCGCAGCGTCATATCTTACACTGTCAATATTGCGGTTTGTAGCACAGCAACAATTTTGTACTTCAGCACTCAGATTCTGTACAAGCGTTTGAATGTCACGAACATTTTCTTTTAAATCGGCATCAGCATCGCGTATTGTTGTATTTAATGCGTAAGCCGAGTCTTTAATATCACCTGTTAAGTCATAAGCCATCTGGCGGGAGTTAGCCATTATTTCATTGTTCTGACGTTCAAGTGATGCGAAATTAAACTGGTTCTGCATGTCTTCAGCGGTTGCGTAATTTTTTCCATTTCCATTCCATCCGCCCATAAAACAGAAAAGGAAAAGTACAATCAGCCACCATGCACCATTGCCCGCGCCAAATCCGTCACGACCTTGAATAGCCGCAAAATCAGATAAGGAATAACCATTATTAGTTGTCAACATAGGATAAGTCCTCCTTTAATAAATAATTTGTTGTTATAGTCCAAGCTATTGCTTGAACATAGCAAATTCTTTATCAAAATCCATTCCTCTCTATTTACATAAATTACGTGCAACTTGTTCGATTCCTTTGGCGTCATTATTTTTCATAAGCTATGCTAAATTATCACCTAGCGGGGTGCCGCCAATCTACGACTACATTAACTAGGTTAACATAGCCATTGGATTCTGACCATTTCTTATCATTGCTAATAACTACATTGGGTTCATATTCATTTTCCTTATGCTCCTTTCCTGTTTAGAAATTTAATTTTATTTCTGGCTTAGCTACTATTTCTTCTTTTTTAGGAACAGTAGGTGTGGCCGCCGGAGTCAGTGACGCCTTCAGCGAGGCTATTGCTTCACTAAATTCATTGCGTGTGATAAAATCTTCGGCTTTTGGATTAGGAGCTGGCGAAGGGATTTCGGACAAACTATACATATTAATAGTAGCTGAACCATCCATATTTATCTATTTTGTATAGATAGCCTAGTGAGCGAAATCAGGAAAATAAAAAATTGACCCATCAAAATCGATACCATTTGCACGAACTTCGTCAAGAGAAGATACCGGTCTTATGCGGTTAGCAGTAGACGAATAAAAATTAGGTCTATTAATCTGCGGTTGATAAGGATAATTCATAATAATTTACCTCCGATATTTAATTTTGATAAATAATTTAGAAAGGTTTTTTCCTTTCCATTATTACTTGAAAATTAATATTAGTAGATAAATTAAATCGGGTGGTGCAGATTATTTGTAATTTCGTGTCGAAAACTTTTTTTATATAAATAATTCAAAAAATTTTGACTTAATACAAATTTTATTGTATAATATTTTATAGTAGGAGAAAATCCTATAAATAAAATAAAATGCTAGAATGCATAGAAAGGAGCAGTAACAGTGATTACTGTTATTCTGGTAGACTAGAATTTTACAATTTTAAAACATATTACATCTTGTCTTAGCGCAATGTAGAAAAGGGGTGATATATTTCTTTTTTCTGATTTAAACGATTTTCTAACTAATCAGCCAAAAGAAATAGATCTAATTTTACTAGATATTGACCTCTATGAACTCCTAGCACTTCCTGTCAAACTTCGGCAGAAAGTTATCGCCTTATCAGATAATGCTGATAAAGCAACAATGGCTTATACTAATCATGTATTAGGATATATTCCTAAGCCATTAACAAAATCTATAATACAAAATTTACTCGTTGAAACAATAGCAAAACATGAAACTGAAACTATTGTTGTTAACACTGCAGAAGGTTATGTAAAAATTAATGTTGAAAATATCAATTATGTTGATATCATTAAACGTAATCTTTGTTATCATTTAAATAATAATACAGAAGTTATTAGTGTTACAATACGTAAGGCTTTTAAAACATATGTTGATACACTTATACACAATGATAATTTTGTATTTATAGAACCCGCATTTCTAATTAACCTATCCCAAATCGCAAGAATTGATACTGATCATATTACTTTTAAGAATGGAGCAATTGTATATGTTAATAAAAAACAATATGCTGAAATCTACGCGATTTGGAGTAAATAAAAAAAAAATAGGCGACCCTGATGTAATGTTCAGGGTCGCCTATTTTCGCTTTTAAGCAGCAACTTTATTAATTTTTACTTGTGCTTCTATCATATTCATAATGTATTCTTTTAAGTCACCAACAGCTGAAATTAAAATTTCTTTAGCATCTTCGCTTAAAATTTTCATTACGTTCTGATAAGTCATTTCTAATGCTTTCTTCTGTTCTTCAACAGTAAATGCATTTTTATCTTTAAGTTCATCAACATAAGTTTGATTTGTTGCTATAACACAAGTTGTAATTGTGTCTGTTAATAATGCAATGTATTTATCTATAAGGTCATTATCTGTCTTTTGCTGCAATTCGGCACTTTTCTTTTTTATCCAAGTGACAACAAAAGATGTTAATACACCTAAAAGTGGTATAATACAAAGCTGAAAAATTTCATTTAATAATTTAAGCCAATCCATAAATTAATACCTCCAATTATGATTTCAAAAATACACAACGATTTTGTAATCTTATGATAATTTTATCGTAAAGTATTTATTTAATTTATTTTATAAACCTTCTACAAATGTAGAAGGTTTATTTTTATTTAATTCTTATCCAAATTCTATTATTGACTTTTACATTTCCTGCACCCCAAGTATCATAAGACGGAATTTCAGATACTGTGCCGATTATGCGGTCAGGGTATTCGCGCACTTCATCGCGGGTCATACGGGAAACAGTTCCATTCGGTCCAGCGCACACAGGATCGCCGGCCGCAAATGAATTTCTATCTTCTAATGTATAGACAAGTACTCTACCAGTTACAGCTATTGGGGTCTTGCTATTTTTGGTCTCACCAATGCAGAAACCATAAGTATCAGATATTACTTCCGCACCAGGTTGTAATCTTTCAGTAGCAAGGATTAAATTACCCTTACCCGTTTCTACAACTACTCTACCAGGTTCTATTGTTTCATTGACTTCACGGTACTCGGCATAGTCATTCCAAGCCGCGCCATAAAGTACAGAACCAGAACAATATACTGATGTATTACAATAAAGTGTCGATGCGCCAGATGATGTAACACCAGCAACGTATATTTTACTTGTGGTATTTGCAACAGAACCCATGTATCCAGTTGGACCAGTTGGTCCCTTAGGACCTGTTGGGCCAGTATGTCCTGGTCCAGTTGGTCCTACAGGACCAGTTTTACCAGTAGGACCAACAGGACCTTGAACGGTTGATTTAGGACCAGTCGGGCCTTGTGGACCAGTAGGACCTACAGGACCTACCTTACCTGTTGGACCGACAGGACCAGTTTTACCAGTAGGACCGACGGGACCGGCTACTGTTGAACCAGGACCAGTTGGGCCCGTTGGACCAGTACTGCCTTTGGAGCCATTCTTAACTGTAAAAGTAGAAGATGTACCATCAGATTTTGTAAATGTAAATACATTAGAACCGCCATCCGCATTAGAAGTAGTTGTTTGTGAACCACCAGTGAGTACATGCGTTCCTTTTGTTACTGTTAGAGCACGTCCACTTCCACTAACATTAGTTACTACACTACCTGTTCCAGTTACAGAAAGACTTGTGTATCCTGTGTCTGTCCATGGTACGTATACACCTAGCTTGTTGTTTTTATCAAGCTGGACCGCATAAAATTGACTAGCTGCACCAGCTGTATATGAAGCTGCATTAGAAGCTTTCGTTTCATTTACAAGATTTACTTTATAAGTATATGTGCTGCCGCTTGTTCCTGCACTACCCGAACCTGTCAAACCAACGCCAGCAGAATGGTTATGGGAAGTATTAGTATCTGAATTTGTATCTGTACTACTAATAGTAATATTACCATTAGCATCACTTGTTACTGTTGTAGCACCACTACCCGTTATTTTAAATTCAGCTCGCTTTGTATCGTTATCATATAATTTAATATAAGGGTTAGTAGCTGCAGCATTAGCTTTAGTATTACTAGCTCCAATAAATAATCCAGTAGTCCAATATGTATCAGTATTTGGATTACCTGGCATTTTTACAGTTAATGCTGTTCCACCTATTGTACCAATGGTTGAAGTTGTACCCCATGCTAATGTAGGCGCATTGTTTGTTACAGATTGATGGGAAGTTAAATATCCACTGCCTAAGTCAATAGTACCACTAGTTGTTACTGGACCTTTTTCTACACCATTAATTTTTACTTTTACAGAAGTTACAGTACCTTTGTTTTTAGTATATCCCCAATCTTCTCCAACTGTACTTGACGTAACTCTAGTCGCTCCACTAGCAATACCATCTAATTTAGTTTTATCAGTAGCGCTCATAAAGCCAGCTGCTGAAGTGGTTGCATTGGAATGTAATTTTGAAGGTTTCATCCAATAAATCCAGCCATCATCACTTAGTACTGCAATTCTATTAGTGCTTGATACTTCTGTAGTTGCCGTTGTTTTCAACCAAGCACTTTCTACATAGTTAGCTTTTAGGTTGCTAGGAAATATAACATTTTGTTGACTATCAAATGAATAAATATGTCCATTTTTTGCCATATTAGAAGGCGCAGTCCAACCAACGCCACCAAAACCAAGTATAGTACTAACAGAAGCTGATGTATAGTTAGAATTTGCCGCAGTCTATGCAAAAGTAAATCTTAATTTTTGATATTGACTACTACTATTGCCATAAGTAGTAATAGTAGACGTATTGATTACATTATAACCACTCTACCCACTTAACGGTATATGATCAGCAAAGGTATGAAAAGTAGTAGGTGCTCCATTAGTGGCAGCGTCAATTGTACATGTAAACCCTGATGCTCCATTTGTAGATACTAAAAGCACAAATTTATTTAATTGTGTATAAATTTGCGATAATGAAGTATCAAAAGTAATACGTAATCTATCATTGGCTGTGCCAGTCCCATTGGTATTATGTTTACCTAAATATAAGCCCGCACCAGTGCTAGTCAACCCTAATTTAGCAGTCTCTGATGCACCATAGTCAGTCCAAGTAGAACCACCGTTAGTAGAATATTCAATTGTTACACCTGCTGCTTTGGCAAATGCCATTCTATTTGCACCTAAATCAGCAACCATTGCTGCATCAAGTACACCGAATGAACCAGCGAAATTTTTACCACCCCATTGGATATTAGCTTCTTTAACAGATAAGTCATAATTTGTATTACCAATTTTGACTTGATCAAGTATTGCCATTATTTATCTCAACTCCTTTCTCTCAAGATATTGCAACTTCTGTTGCAGTATGTGAAAGTGTACCATTGACACTCTTAGTTCCATTAGTTGTTACACTAGTTGCTTTATCATAATTACCTGAAACGCTAAGGCTAGGAATACTATGTGTATGCCCTGCTGCTGTTCCAGTAAATGTGAATTTCGCTCCTGTGCCTGTAAACTGAGGCTTACTTATTTCGCCGTCTGGCGTATAATTAACACTAGATGTAATAGTTACGGGGGTGCCTGAAAAACTACCAGTTGCATTAGTCAAAGGTGTAACATCACTACTAGCAGAAAGAACTAATGTAGTACCTGATACAGAAGCAGTAAATTTATTTACTGCAGAACCCGTAGTCTTATTAATCGTCACCGAACCAGCCGGTGTGTATGAAGCAGTAGGTTTAAGTGTAACTGCCGTACCAGTAAATTCAGGTATGCTTATCGTACCTGTCGGAGTATAATTAGTATCCGCATCCGATGTAGCCTTGGCGCTAGAAATTGTACCAGCAGGTGTTAGACTTGTTGAACCAGTAGTACCCGTGCCTGTTTTAGCTCCAGACAACGCTGTACTTGTATGTGTAATTGTATATGTATTAGGTATTCCTGCCACTGAAATACTAGTTGTTTTATCATATTTAACAGTAGCATTAGCTATTGTAGTAGCACCTATGAACTTAGGTAAACGGCCTGCGGACGTCCCTGTTGCCGCAATTACCGCGCTTGTAAGATTTGTTTGGACGACTGTCCAATTCGCCATTATTGTAGAATAATTGCTGCTTGTGGCGGCGGCTGTATTGTCTTTAGTACAAATAAACATATCGCCCACTTCACAGTATATGCCATTAATATTGCAGACATTGCTTACCTTGTACGTCCAGCCGCAATTTGCTGCCGGCGTATAATAGCTAGTTACAGTAGAGCTATAATTTGCTGGTAATGTACCCTTATATATCATCGCATCATTAGCTGCTAGAATATCTGAGGCTAATGCTTTGGCTTTGATATCATATGTAGTATTACCTAGTTTTATCTAAGAAATATAAGCCATACTTTTATTCCTTTCTATTTAATCTATTAAAAAGAAGAGGCAGAAGAATTATTTCTGCCCCTTCATAATCATTGCAATTACATTTAGATCATGTAATGTATGTTCATCACCTATAATATCATCACTAAGTGAATCAACATAAGCATCAACATCGAATGGTACAATATTTATTTCATTTTTTTCATCAAGCAATTCACCGATTTCCGCATTACATTTAGCAACCGCTTCTTCATAATCTTGTTCAAATTCAGCTTTAATTTTGCGGCCAGCCTCACCGGTCTCTTCATCTGTGTACTCTTCGGCACAATCAGACTCGAACCAATCTGCCTGAAGTTTATCCGCAAGCTCATTTCTAAGCTCGCTAAATTTTTCTCCAATAGCGCGCATTGCATCTATATTCTATTTTAGATACCATTGCAGCTTTACAGGAAAATGTGACATTCTATCTTTAGCATCATTATACCAAGACATTACATTTAATATTTCTAATGTTGTAAATTCCTTAATCATAATAATCTCCTTTGTCTCTTTACTAAATTAATTATATCAAAAATTTTTACCTAAGTCAAGAATTTTCTGTTGTATCTAATGTTTGTGTAGCTGTGGTAAGTGTAACAGCTTTATCGGTATTAGATTTAACAGTAATATTCGTTGTTTTATCATAAGATACAGTACCAGTGACAGTACCTTGTGTAACTGTATGATTTAAGGTAATTGTATCGCCCGCAAAAGCACCACTAATAATTGTCCCCGTACCAGTGAACTCGGGTTTTGATACACTGCCCGCTGGTGTATAGCTATGCGCACCGATTGTTGTATTATCAATAGTAACAGTATCGGGAATAGATACGCTATGAGCTGCTACAGTTGTGCTAGATGCATTTAGATTTGCAAGCGTTGTAGTAATTTCACCTGCTGGAGTATAATCAACACCAGACCCAGTAAATGAAGGTTTAGACACAGTACCTTTGGCTATAATATTTGCCGCTGTACCACTAAATGATGCTGTTACATTTGCTGGTGTTAATGTTAAAACTTCACCTTCTACTGTTGCATGATATGCATTCTATGTAACTGAAACATTGCCTGCAGGAGTATAACTTACAGCCGTACCTGTAAATGTTGGTTGCGATACACTACCAGCAGCTACTATACTAGCTTTTTCCCCTTTCCAAGTCGATGTAGCACTACCTGTAATTGTGTGACTATGTGCGGCATGGGTTAAATTTTTAATACCGCTATCCGATGTACTTAATGTACCATTATGCTTGTGTGCGGTGTGACTTAATGTTGCTGCTGTACCAGCGAAAGTAGGCTTTGATACTGAACCAGCTGGCGTATAATTTGCAGTTTTGCCTTGCGTAACTCCACTAGAACTAATTGTAATATTTCCAGCTGGAATAAAACTATGGTTAGCTACGCTAACTCCAGCTGTCTTACCATTGGTCAAACTGGCTGAAGTACTTGTTGTGCTTATCGTAAATGCACTAGGCACAGATACCTTTCCTGCTGTCACAGTAGAAACCGTAACTGTGTGCTTATGCACTTTACCATGTATTATATCTCTTGTATCAGTACCATCACCATTAATGTAGTCACGTACTATAAAATTATCTTTGGTAAAATATAATGTACCAGGATGAACTGGATAATTTGTTGTATTACTCATGGCAGAAGCTGCCGCAGTAATAGACTATTTAAAAATAACTGGCATTACATTACTATTAGTCATACATTACTATTAGTCATAGTGGCATACAATGCATTATCGGTATAGATATTATAGGCTGTTGCCACTGGAACTGAATCCCATGACAACACAGTTTCATCTAATGAAACATTTTGCGGTATTCCTAATTTTGCCATTATGACTTTACCTCCTTTATCTAAGAATAAAAAAAAATATTATTCATTTTCTATATTTATTTAATTTTTATTTAAAATCTATTTACTATCTTTGACCAAAAAAAATAGAGGGGGTTATTCACCCCCCTCTAAATTACATAGCATCTACCCAATAAGTAGCACTATCTTGGAAATTATTAGTTAATTCCTATAAAATCTTTTTATAAGAATCAGGTTCATCCAAATAAGCCAAACCCTTTTTAAATTCTTCATCATCAGACATTTCATCAATATCTAAACCATGTAAAATCATTCCAGTACGAACTTGTGTGTTCAATTTATAGGCAAAATTTGGATTTTCTTCTCCAGAAATTATATAAAAACAAAAACTAAATTTTATTTTACCAGATACTTTTGTAGCTAGGCCAGATAAATACCAAGGAAAAATAATTTTATTTTCTGCTTCTTTTGTTACAATATCAAAAAATGGAATACAGTAAATACCCGCATTGCCATCAGCATTAATATATTGAACTACTCCAGTAGTCGTAGCTAAATCAACGCCGTCATAATACCTAGGCATTTCAAATAAAATGACTTCGGCATTATGGTCGTATTGTACACTTAACATTTCAGGAGTATCAATTGTTCTTGCGTTCAAGTCTACTGTATAAATTTTATCTATACCTGTGTATTCTACGCCTTTATCATTTATCTTAGTCTTGCTAATAGAGGCAAGATAATCAAAATACGCATTTGCCATTACAATCTACCCCTTTCGTTAGAATTAATTACGCTACTGTAATTTCTGTAGAATATACAATAGCTGGAGTAGCAGTGGCAACCCTATTAGTTACCTTGAAATAATATCTGCCGCCTTCTGTAACCTTAACATTAGCTATAACAGTTTTATCTGTAGAAACTACAGGTTCACCGACCGCAACGTCATTTTCACGGTCATTTACTTCTTCATTTTCACCATAGGCTGCTTTTATTAACTGATATTCTATTTCATCGCTAACAACAGCAGTAGCATCAATTGTTGCTTTGATTGCTGTTGCTTTGATTGCGGCGGCACCTTTACGCAATACGTAAGCGGAAGCCTCAGGTGTTACTGTAGGTTCATGTGCAACACTATCTACAACACGAATAGCAAATTCTTTAGCTTCTGTTTCGGCGCCATTACGGATAGCCTTAACGCTAGCTTTGAATGTCTGGTCGAATGCAGCACGATTAGCTTCATCAACTACCACATCATATGTAGCAGTCTCAGCTCCCTCAATAGCTTCGTCACCCTTCTTCCATGTATAAACCAGTGTATCTTTAGCATCATCGGATGCCGCAGTAACTGTTAGCGTTACCTTGCCGTCAGTCAATAAACCAAGGTCTTCAGCTGAAGCCGTGACAACACCAGGACCAGGAATTCTATATACATCACTTGCAGTAGTTGCTTTGCCAAGACCAACTCTTGTTGTGGCTTCGACATAGTAATAACCTACTGTAGAAGCGGCATATTTATTTCTAAGTTCATATAATGTAACTTCAGCTGCGCTAGGATCGCCTGTGACCACTGCCGGCACATACTTTTCGCCTTCAAATTTATAATATGTCTTTCCTTCAACAACCGCAGCATCAGCTGTAGCAACATACTCATCTGTACCAGCACCAAGTACTATCGGGGCACCATCAGCTGTTGTCTTTTTAAACCAAGAATATGTTAATACACCAGTATTACCATCATTAATAGCTTCAGCCACAAATTCTTTCTTACCTTCTTCAAGATCAACGCACTTATCGCCGTCTTTGTCAAATACTGCAGTCTGATCGGGTAGCATATTTAAAACATAGATAGGCGCATTAGGCTTGCCAGCCCATGTAGGACCTTCACTATCAACAAATCTATTGATAATGTCTTTTGTGCTATCAACTATTACAGCCTCTGCTCCAAGTAATTCAGTATCAAGGCTGGCTGCTATGTTAGCTGTAGCAGGTAATGTGCTCATGCTATACTTAAATACAGGTGTAACGCCATCAGCGCCAACGCCCATCTGATAGAATCTAACTGCAAACTTAATCTGACCAGCTTCTTTTGTTATCTCTGACGTAATCGGCCAGCCGAATAAGATTTTATGTTCATCCGCAAGTGTTGTTATATCTCTTACGAATTCACTAGATAAACCACTTCTCTTAACTCCGCCTTTTGCGGGAACGGTCTCCCATTGAATAACAATATGAATATCTTTGTGTGCTAGATCTTGTGCATCAAAAAATCTGTCAATAGAAAAATATACTATTTCAGCAATTTCATCGCCCTGAACGGACAATCCTGATTTCTTAAAAGCAGCAGGAACTGTAATTTCACGAGTATCAGCGTTAATTGCAAAGGGTTCTTCGTCAAGAGGTAATACTGTAAATAAAGGATCTATATTAGCAAGTTCCTTAATTCCAGCGAAATATTCTTCAAGCGAGGTTATAGGCGCATCAAGAGCGAGTGCTTCGCCTGCCTTAGCAAACAGAGCTTGATATCTAGCCTGATTAGCCTTAGTAATCTTTGTAATCATATTTCCATATCTTCCTTTCTATATTAATCTTATAGGGGAAGAAAAAATTATCCTTCCCCTATAATATAATTTATTAATTAAATCTATTAGCCTTTCTTGGCCACTTCACGCCAACTGTCAACCGCATTCTCAGGAACTACGATTGCCGGACAAGTAATCTTGCCGTTAGTAAGCATCTTATCTTTGCCAGCTATTAAGCGCACTAAACGTACGCCTTCAATGCCTGCAAGTTGTACAGAAGTCTGTAAGGTGCTACCATCAGTTGTCAAATAGCTATATACATAACTTTTTGTCATATTCTATTAGCTCCTTTCTTATACAGTGGTAATAATAATTTCAGAAGGTGTTTCAATGGTATTTAATCCGCTTGAAACAAATGCCTTAAATTCATCAGTCTAGCTTAACGCCGCTGTAACATAAATGTGGAATGAAGCTGGACGTGCACGTAATTTAGAGAACATAGACTGATTGCCAACATAAGTTGGAACTGCCTTCAATGGAGTATTTATATCACCAAGCTCTACAGTCCAGAAACCAGAATGTGCAAATGCTGCCTTCCCTAAATTTGTTACATTACCATTAATATGTAATATTAATCCATCATCTTGATATGAATTTTCATCAATAATAGGCGCATTCCAGTTAACCTTTGCCATGTACATTGAAGAATCGCCATAATCAGTAATATTCGCAAAGAATTGGTCTAAATAACTATTCATTGGTAATCCAGTTCCATCCTTGGGCTTCATCTAAACAAATAAACGCTCATCTATTGAAAATGCAAACATACCTAATTTTGTAACTCTTGGCGGCATTTCAAAATATCTAAGTTGTGTACAGCCTGCAAATGAATAAGGTGCCATTTCAACAAAATCATTCATAATGTTTTTATTAGACCAGAATATATGCGTTACATGTGTCATATTCTAGAATGCTACAGAACTAGAACCTGTTGAACTAATACCAGCAACAGTAATTCCATTAACCATACTAGGCAATGTAATTTTGCCATTTAGCTTAGAAGGATCAGCGCTATCGGCTAGTCTAATCTTGCCATTTGGCTCAATGTAAATCCATTTAGCATCAAGCACATTATCATACACAGATTTCTTTGTATAAGATGCATAATATTCTCTATCTGATGTAATTTCATCTTTAGAAATATCATCTACCTTACCTTCTTTGGCTTTATCTAAACTATTAGCAAAACCTAAGAATGCATACACTTCAGTCAATTCCAAATCTGAATCATCTAATGAAGGATATAAAGATTTATATTCACTCTCTGGAATTGTCTTACCATGCTGTACATTAATAGTATGAATAACTGTCAAATCAGTATCTCTATTTAAGAACTTGACTGTCCAGCTATGAATTGTATAAACTGCATAGAATGTAATAGTTGTTTTCATAGAATCAAAAAACATTTCATTCATTTGCTCTGCTGTTACACAATCTTCTTCGGTGACCATTTTATCATTAATATAAGGTCTACCATCACGATACTCAGGTGCTTCTGTTGCCCAACCAATAAAATCATAATTCATTCTTGTTGGGGTAACAGTTGTCATTTGGGCATGTTGTGTGCCAGATCCATCAGGCTCAATCTTAATTATATCGACTTCGGTTTCAATACCGGTTGTTTGAACATCAATATATTTAGTAACATAAGCAATTTTAGCATTTGCTACGAAGATATTTAATAATGGGAATGTAGAGAAATATTCGCCATTTTCATCTACTTGATAACCTTGCAAATTACCGCCAGCATCGTAAATAGGTGAAACCTTAACTGTTGTATTATTTTTGTAATAATTCTGTAACTTAGATTCACTGATAGGATTTTCCGCATCATTATTAATAAATACATTACCAGTGATATAAGGTAAAGTATTAACACGCTTACCTGTTGCTATTTGCTGTGTACTATAGAAGAAGTTATCGGCACTTAAATACGACGCAATTAAATCATCAAGCATGTCTAAATTAGTAATTACATTAATATTAGCTGCCTTATCAACATCATACTAATAAATACGACTATTCAATGTACCTCTATTCCAACTATCATTATTAACAAAAGTATAAGGTTCAAATGTATAGTGGTCTGTCTTCTGAACATAAGTAGCAGATGCATCATACACTTCGCCAGATTCCACAAGACGATAAGGTGTCCAGTCAACATTCTCAAGATTAATAGCTAAACGTTTAGAATAATTTGATTCAAGTGCCGCATTAGCCTACATAGCTTTTTTAATCTTCATAGCTTGTTCAGTAATAATATAAGAATTATATCCCATATTACCACCAACAATATTAATTGTATCTATGAATGTTTTAGCATTTGTATAGTCATCAATTTGAGTTGTTAAACCTTCAATATATAATCCTTTTGGATATTTGCCTTCACTATCTGCCACAGGTCTAGTTGTTAATAATTGAGTTAATTCCGTAGGTTCTTTAAGAATAAGAGTCGTTACGGTTTGAGGTAAATATAATGTTTCTATCTGAACACCATCAGCCAATGTAACACTTGCAAGTCCTGTACCAAGCGCACGGAATGTACGAAGTTTTTCAGAACCAGAAAAATCAAGCGTACCTGTTAAGCCACTAAGATTTGATAAAACAACTGTTTCAAGAAGTGTTTTAGCATTCGGATTAGTATTACCATATGCATCCTTAGCAGAATCATCGGGTTTAAATGATGAATTATTCATTAATAAGTTTTTATATCCTACAGTATCATTACCCAAATATAAATCTTTTAAACGCTTTGCCGAAGCAATAGCAAATTCATCGATATATTTAACACTTAAATCACCAAGAGAAGATACATAGGCCGGACCAGGAATAATTAATATTTGTTGCTGAGCATTAGGTATTGATTTAATCGCATTTAATGCCGTAGCTAATGTAGGAATTGTAACTGTCTAACCATCATTAGCCTTGACGAGAGATGTCATAGCATCATCATACTGAGCATGGACATACTGTTTTAAGAATGGTGTAATTTTAATATCCATGCACGTATCAAGAGGATTTTCTAAATAAGTAGACTGAACAAATCCAGTAGAAGCATAGTAATTGCGGCCATCGGTTGCCGTGCTTGCAGTATCCAGTGTATACGAGGTAAATTCTTCGCTATTTGCGCCTGTTAAATAATAATATTTATTAGGTTCATAACTAAAGTCTGCATATTTCAAAGGTTCTGCCGCATCATAAGCTAATGTCAAGAAACTGGAGGCTATGTTAGAATCAAGATATTTATCTGAAGTAGATGCAATATTATTTGCATTATATCTCATACGAATACCTTGCTGCGAACCCGTAATTGAATAATCGCCACATTGCCACATACTATCTACATAGTTAAATCTATTTCTTAGGAATAATGCTCTCTAAAGTTCTCTTGTTCCTTGTAAACAATAGAAATATGTTGTTGTAGTTACTATATCATTATTAGTATTTGTATATCCATTGCCAATTGCGCAATCAATATATTTATAATATTCATCAACATTAAGTATAATAATTGGTCTAGCGCCATGCATTGCGTAAGATTTACTTACATCATAATCAAAATTATAATAACCATTTAATTTAGATATTGTAAGTAAATTACCTCTTAATTTTTCATATCTATTTTTAATCTGCGGCATCATGATTTTATACATATTATTCCACAGAACACTATTCGGGGTAGAGAAGGTATTAGAAGCAGTAGCTTCAACTTCGTAATCCCAATAAGGTACGCCGGCATTATTAACGCCAAGTTGTGTATCTATATCATAGAATATTGGATACCAAATATAATTACCGCCTTCGACTTGTGGACCCCAAGTAGCAAGCATTAAATTCTTACCACGTGAATCGTAACACAATAATAGTTCAGTCATTATATAATAAACAGTACAATATTCTTCATCAAAATGGTCTTTAAATTCTTTTGTGAATTTTGCTAAACGATATTCTGCTGTATCAGTTGTATAAGATGTAGTTTCATTAACCACATAAGGTGTCTCAAGTGGCTGACCAGTGGCAGCTTCGGCATCAACAGAAACAAGCCATTTTACTAAATCTTCAAGATTCTTCATTCTGTTAAGAATGTAAGCATTGCGCTCAGCTTGCGGTACTGCCGAAAAATCATCAGCTTTATCATTTTTATGGTCACCATAAATTGCATTTTCAATATTATCTGCATCAGCATGATAACGTACTTCAAAATCATTTAATACTGTTAATGCGCCTTTTTCATCGACTTCTTCAAAGTCCGCTTTTTTAAATGAACAACGGCTACCTTGGTTATTGCATAATTCCCAACATTCTGCGGCTTCACTGAAAGGCTTGTAACCGCCCGCTCCATTCGGAATCTTACTGTCTTGCTCAAAATCACAGAAGCCAAAATTATCATCGCAACCCTTATCAAGATTGTAATTATATAATCCAATAAATTCATAGACTGGATTTGCGGCGGTGCCCTTGTTATGGAATACCATCATTGGGAAACCATAAACTGAAGTACGATATTTGTCAGCTTCAGCTGCTGTTACACCATAGTCCTGGATTGGATGCTTCGTATACATTGTCCGCACAAAACTAGCAAAGCCAGAGTTGTGAGTACGTGAAGAATCCATGTAATCGGCTTTCCACGTAAATTTATTAGCTGGAATGTCACTATCCATGTACCATTTCTTGCCTACTGTATCGCCATTGCTTAATTTGTTCTTTTCAAGTAACGATTTACCTGCCAGAGGACCATTGGTATAATTCCATACCGTAGCTTTTTTAAACTTAGCTTTGTAATTTCTTCTAGGATAACCTTGTGAAGAAGTGCCTTGTACGTTTAAATCAACGCCTTCGGCATGATAAGAAGGACAACCCTTGATATATTTCCATTCAGCTTTTGCGGTTTCAGTATCTAATTCATTATGTTCCCATAAATAATCAAGATACGGGTTAGTAAAATCAATATTAACTGTCCAACCACTATCAGCTTTTTTATAAGGTAACGTATGTTCCTTATCTAACGTGGTAATAACAGCATAAGGCATCAATAGATTCTCAGGATGCTTCTTATTATATTCAACCATCTTAGTATAGTCAATAGTCGGAATATTGTCATTGTATTCAACAATGTTCATATTAACATCATACATATCTGGATCGGCATAGTCAGCTATATAGTTCTGAACTACATCACGCGCACGTAAGTTAGTATTATAAATACGAACACGATATAAATCTACATCACAGAAATCTGAATTGATTTCAATAAAATTAGCATTGGTAGCATAAAATTTATCGGTAGCAGCGTCATATTTTGCAATACCGCTTGCTATACCATTAATATAAATATAAATCAATGGATGAACGCTTACATCGGGAGCTTCAACTACGAAGCTTAAATGTATTAATTCATCTTCTTTAATACGACCACTTACTATCGTATTAGACGAAGTAAAGAATGTTTCTTGTGTGCCTATACAGAATCCAACATGATTATCATAATATCTAATAGCCACACCTTCATCAGAAATTATATTCTTTTTAACAATAGGATTATCTGAATCTTCATTCTCAACTACTGTTTCAATTAATGTTTTATAAGTTTTAATATTACGAAGCTTGAACATTAATTCAAATGATAATGAACCGCCAAGTCTATCTGACTTTAATACGTCGCTAAGTGGAATCTTAATAGAAGCACCATTACTAATACGTAAGCATACATTATCATCATCATCGGTAATCCAACCATTATTATACCAGTTAAAATTGTTAAACTCAACCGATCTAGGTGTTACAGAAGAATCATCGGTCTCAGCCAACCAGGTTGTACGCGCTGATATGTTTTCTTTATTAGAACGACCCTCGGTACTATATGCGTATCTATAACCGCCAACAATATTAAGATCTCTCTCTGTGTCCTCAAGTACCTCGATATTGCATGTCATTGATGTAGCGCCGCAAACTATCGAAATAGTATTCATGCCTAATTTATATCCTACAACACGCCAAGTTTGCCATGAAGAACTATCATAAGCAACTATACCAACGGGTAATTCTTCACCATTCAAATAATAATGAACTTCTGCATGCGCGGTATCTTTTGGATCATAAACTGAATAATTAATTATTAATTTGCTATGGTCAACAATAGATGAACCAATAGGCTTCATCCATATTATAGGCGCACCTGCGGCTCCTAAAGTTGTATCAACACATGCAATCTGATAATTTAATTCAATATTGACCAGATTAGATGTATCACTTAATACAGCGCGTATTGTGTGCGTTCCATGCGGCAATGCCGGTATTGTGATGCTTTCAGCCTTACCTGATGTGATAATATTAGTCTTTTTCAAATTATCATTTGTTTCACCATCTACATAGACTGTTAAATTTTTATAAATATTTTCACCTATCGGAATGCAACTAAAATTAATTGCTCCAGAATAAGCAGCCATTGGATTGAAGCTAGTGCTTTCACGCAATTCCATTACAATAGCTTGAATAGATTTATATGTTTTAGTTACTTCTCCGCCTTCATCGCCGGAAGCATAAATGGTAATATTATTTGTACCAAGAGGCAATACAGCACCCAGATCAAATGTACATGTCCATTCATGATTTCCTGTTTCTTCCCATTTTGCTTCTACAATAGAAGTATTAGCACTGGAATATGGACCATAAGTACGTGTCGAAGAAGTATCTGCATAACTATTAGCCACAGTGAAGGAAATAGATACACTAGTATCTTTAGGGCTGGTAACAGTAGCATAAATTTTCTTTGACTGACCATAAATCCAGTTAGAATAAGAAGACAAGGGAGTAACTGAACATTTAATCTTTTCTACAGAAGGGGTAGGATCATCACCACCACCGCCGCCACCTCCGGAACCACTTACAGCTAGGCGGGTGCAATCAACTACTTCATATTCTTCATTGATTGCGTCGATTCTATAGAAACAACCATCGCTATTTAATATTAAATCATTTACTCTATACGTTGCATCTGCATCAAAATCACTAAATGTGAAACTGTATTTATTTTCACCTTCACCCTCAGTAGTAGGGGTACCATGACCATAAATAATCGACACACCAGAACCGCCCATAACTGTGCGGCCATCCACTGTATCAAGGAAGATATGGCCAGTATCAGTAGCAAACCATAGCTTACCATTATTTACATTCTCGCCATTCTCAGTATATTTTTCAGTACCGCGAATATAATCTTCAGTAGCACGTATAGGGGTAAATCTAATTAAATCTGCCATCTATAAGTATTCTCCTTTCTCATTTTATGAATAAAAAAAATAAGGGACTAGAAGGTATAGTTCTTCTAGTCCCTATATTTATCCTTCAATAATTCTTGAAAAATAAAATTGGTCTATTATATAAAATTGACCTAACAAAATTAGACGAATGTACCCCATTCAAGGTTAATCTTTAAACCAGCAGCTGCTGTCGCGCCATTATCAGTACCATTCGTAATTGTTAAGTTATCAGATGTAATAGCAAGATTAGCTTTAACACCAGCTGTTGTATCCTTAGTAAATACAGTTGTACTTAATGTAGCACCGCTGTTCGTATGTGTTGCTTCAACCCTAACAGCAGTAACATCATTATGTGTGTCTGTATCAACTACATGTAACTTCTTTACTGTTGTACCTGTTACGTGACCGTAAGCATCCCTTGTAATACCAGTAATTGCTGAGAAATCAGCTGTACCCTTAGCAGCCTGCGTAACATCAACTGTAGAACCAGCCGCAAGTGTACCTGTAACCTCATTATGATTTACTTTAATAGTCGTAACTTTACCAGAGGTCGTACCAGCAACAGTTGTGCAATCGCCATTAGCTAATGTTATGCCAGCAAGAACGCCAGCCCCATCGCTAATTGTAATACCCGTATTAGAAACAGCACCTGTAATTACCTGTTCATCACCCGAAGGAACGACATCCCACGTAGCATCTGTAGCAGTAGCCGCATCAACTTTAGCAATAATTAAATCGCCAACTTTGCATACTGTGCCTGCATAAGTACCAGCTTTTGCAACCTTATAGGTCCAACCGCACTGTACATTAGCAGTAGGAAGAGCAACGGTGTCAGATACTGTGCCCCTATAAACCATTGCATCGGCAGCTTTGAAGTATGTATCTATCTTCGTATCTACTTCTGTCTTTGTATATACAGGAAGTGTAGCTGTGCCAGATTCAAACTTATATTCTGTAGCATTTGTACCAAGCTTGATGATCGGTGTTACAGCAGGAGCTTTTTTAGAACCAGCCGTCGTAGCAACTTCTGTGGTAAATTTACCATCAGCCGCAAATTCATTCTTAACACTAGTAATAGTAACATTCTGTGTTGCCGTACTTATTGCATTCTTTAGTGTGGTACCATCAACAGTAAGATTACCAGCAGCATCACTAGTAATTGCGATATCACCAGCGCCTTTAACAGTTATTTCTGTATTTGTTGCACCTGTGCCGGCGCCCTTTAATGCAATCTTTCCACCTTCAGCCGTGCCTAATGTGTATGTAGCATTATCATTCTTACCCGTAATAACGATTGTACCATCTGCTTCGCGAGTAATCGTATTATCACCAGCACCCTTAATCTTGAAGGAGTCAGTTTTTTCACCAGCAGAACCGCCAGCTTTAGTAGTAGACTTAACTGTCGTAGTTACTGTAGCAATGTCACTATTCACAGCCGTAGTAGTTTTAACTTCAGATACCTTTGTATCAGTATCAGCATTAATTTGCGTCCAAGAAGTATCAGATTCTGCTTTCTTTGTAGCAAGAACGTTTTCATCAAGGCAATAGTAGAATTCACCAACTGCAGCATCTGCTATTTTGGGAAGAGCATTTATATTGGCAACACTATGGACAACCTGATTTAACAATGATAATTTGTTACCATCATTGCATATATATAATTTATCAGTATCGGTGGTTAAATAAAATGCACCTTCAACTAGACCAGTTTTAGGAAGGGCTTTTGACAGACCCTTTTTAAACATTACTTGTGCCATAATTTATTCATTTCCTTTCTATTTAATTATTATTCAGATAATTCAGTCCATGTTAGGCGTGTATTCAAATCATTGATTTCATCAATAATGGTACTATTATCATTTGCATGATGTACTAAGCCAGAGAATGCACCAACTTCAGTTGTGTATCTTTCAACTTTTAGATAGGTTGTATCTAAGGCACCAGTAACGCTTTCTAACGCTGTAATCGCCGCTTCATTATCCGCTACCCTAGTCTTAAGATCTGAAATATCTGTTTTAGCAGTGTTAACATCAGTACCTAATGTACCAACGGTTGTCTGCAAGCCTTTTATAGCCGTACCCTAAGTTTCAATTGTGCCCTTAGCAGTAGCAAGGTCATTTTCAACTGTAGTAACACGACCCTCAACCGCAGTTAAACCTTCAGCTGTAGCTTTCTTGCTTAATGCTTCAGTCAAACCAGTTACTTGCGCTTCTGTAACAGCAGTTAAGGTAAGTTTGCCAGTTTTATCAACTGCAAAATTGCCTGCATCAACGCTCTTAACTACATTAGGCTCGGCACCCTCTAGTACTGTAGCTAACTTACTAATTTCATCAGCATTAATAAGTCTAGAACCTTCAACTTTATCTACTTTATTCTTAATAGCATCAGCGATAGCCGCATTCATCTACTCGGTTGTAGAATAAGCGTCAAGGTTTACACTTACATCATCTAGACGGACAACGGCATCATCAATCTTAGCATAGATATCATAATAGCGAGTCTCGGTGTTCCAAACAAGATAAAGGACATTACTCTCTGCTGTTGCAGCATCAGGAATTGCATCAACCTTCTTAAATTTAGCATGACCAGCTGCCGCAATTTTGCTCTCTGTCTCTTCCTTCGTATAAGCATCTATGATACCATAGCCCGCAAGGGTTGTAGCTTTATCAGCCTTACCTGTATTTAAATTAGCAATATCAGTGGTATGACCAGCAACTGTTGTAGACAATCCTTCAACTGTTGAAGTATCAGGAGTAAACCATTCAACATTACCATTCGTACCTATTCTTAATTGTTGACCAGCTGTTGCTGTGCCAAAACCTTTAATAACTATTTTACCATCGACAACTTCAATAGATTTTCCATCACCGACAGGAACAGCCCCAACTTCTTTAAGAGTATTATTGGGCTGAATTAAATATAGTGTTGCACTTCCATCTGCAACAACAACTACGTTTTCACCATAGAAATAAGTACCAGTAGACGAACCAACTGCAACGGCACTAAGAGCCGCAGCTTCTGCAGCTTCAAGACTATCAAAATAATATCTTGCATCAAGTGGGAACGCAGTTTGAGGAGCAAATGCAACCGCGAAATTCAATTTACCAAATTCTGCCATGATTCATTTCCCCCTTCATTATATTGTTACAGTATACGTATTAGCTTTATCATTAGGATTAGCATAATCCGTATAATATACATTGTATGCGATAGCTGTATAACCATGAGCACCTTCAACGTTAACTTCAATCTTTTTAAATGCACTTGTAATATTAGCGTTTAATCCATTTACGTCAAGAACCTTATTTACATCACCAAGCGTCTTCGGATAAGCAAATATAACTCTTTGTGCGCCAACAGGGATCGCAATAGAAATTGTATTGCCATCAGCAAGTGCTCTGCCAGATTTTGTAAGACCACGAATAATATCACTTGTTAATTCGCCCTTGGATTCAAGCGTACCATAGAATGAATTTCTATAGCCAGTAATCGCTGCCGATGTCTTGCTAGCAGACCCTGCCGGAATTTGAATAACAGGGTTAGAAGCGCCTCCAACATTATCTTTAGCAACTGCGCCTTCGGTATAAGCAGCTGTAGCTGTTACAGTATAATTAATACCATCAGTTACTTGAAGAGCGTCAAATGTGCCAGTTGCAGTTGTCTTTGTTACATTCTTGGTGTCCTTGACTGTCCACGAAGAAATTGTAATGCCAGTGTCTGGACCAAATGTGTAAGCACCTTTATTAAATGATGTGGTATACGAAGGTGTTACTGTTGTACCAACTTCATAAGCCTTAGCCTCAGTTAGTGTAACATTAACAGAAGGATCTGTAATCTCAGGTTGTAATTTCTTTGTTGTAATAGCTGTCATAATATCTTTTACAGACATTCCTGTAACAGCCCAATTCTTTGTTTCAGTCTGGCCTTTAGTAATATTACCAATTGCTGTATAATTACCAGCAAGTGTAAGGTCGCTTGTGAAATAAACATTATCCGCAGAATAATTACCATCCATAACAGCCCATTTTGAACCATCATAAACATAAGCTGTATAAGAAGTGCGGTCGCCCGTTAAAACGCGCTTAACTATAGCCTGATCGCCAGGATTAAGAACTGCAACACCTACAACTGCTGTTATTGCAGCCATATCATCTTGTTCAGCAGTCGCTTCAGCCTGGAATACTTGTGCTACTGTACCAGCTTTTGCCCAAACACCATCGCCTCTAAGGAAGAAGTCCCTTTCAGCAGGCTGCGCAACGGGAACTAGTCCAGCTTCACTAGCAGCGTCAGCAGTAGCGCCTTTCATAACGCTAATTATTGTAGAAATAGAAGCATTTTTCCATTTCTGACTTGCTAAATCATAAACTAATATTTGTTTATCGCCAATAGCATCAAGAATTACATCTTGAAGCTCACTTATCTTCGTGGCACCAGTGACACCAACACCATCTCCGATTTTCTTTGTACCTAAATACAATATACCAGAATCGGCATTGGGCTCAGAAATAAAATACAACGTATCCGAAGATTTTGTTGTTAATTTATTAAAAGCCGCAGGGGTGCCTCGCGTAAATTTAACATAATGTGTATCTGTTAATGGCATATAAAATATCTCCTTTCTATTAGTTTCCATTTATACTTCATTTTTTAAATAAATCGATTGAATTTTCTTGCCCTAAGATTTTTAGGTCCTAGGGCAAGAAATTAATTAAGGAAAATAGCTTTATTAAACCATTGGGCCTCCACAAAAATCACAAATACCTCTGGGGTTTTTATTATCCACGCAGGTAGCGGCAGCTTCTACTGTTGCTCCGCATTTCCCACATGTGATTGAATGGGTACCATCATTATTTGAATTATACAAATAATTTATGACACGATGTTTACACTGATAACCACATTCACACAGTCCATTATCATTAAAAGTATGCGATTCAGTTCCAGATTCGCCACAATCTGGGCATGACCATTGATGTTCACTACCAGAGCTCGTCTTAGTTAAGATTTTATTAGGATGTGAACATTCTTCAAACAGATTTTGACCGCATTGTTCACAAACATTGTCACTATTAAAGTTGCATGATGCAGAAGTATTAAATATTTGACCACATCTCAAGCAGGTAATCGAATGTGTCTATCCATCTCCATTAGATTTATAACTCCATTTTGACGAATCACTATGATCACAAGTCATTCCACATACAGAACACGCTGCATAATTCTCGTGATCCCCTAATAAATACCAAGAATGCGCAGTGGGCTTTTCGTAATCACATGAGTCACATTTCTAATAATGGAAATCATAATCACCATCTTTATGTGTTATTTGTTGAGTGTTAGAATAGCTATGATTTTCAAGCGCACTAGTCCAATCACATACGGTACAACCATTCCAATGTTTTGTATTATTATAATGTGTCGAACGTACGTGTGGAGCTCCATCAATAAATTCGCCGCAAATCTCACAAGTATGCCAATGATTATTATTATCATAATTCCAATTACTATCATAACTATGCTAATGTACACTTTCTTCGGTGACAGTAACACTATTACTTGCTTCACTAATAAAATATCTATAGCTATTATTATTACTAGGAATTGCTTTAACTATATAATCACCCTGTGTAGATGCAATATAGCTTAAGTTTTTAGTGGTGTAAATATTACTGCCCATAAATAATTTATATGAAGCAGCGTTTTCAATCGCATCCCATGAAATCGTTTTACCATCTTCATCCAAAGTAATTACTGGTGTATCTAACTAAATAAACCAAGATAAACTGATTGTATCAGATAAATCACTAGTAATTGCAATGCCATTAGATTTACCAAATGCTTTAACTTGATAATTACCATTACGTTCTGCGGGAGTGGCAGCAGAACCTTTTTCAATAGTATACTCAGCTAACGAATTACCTTCATGTAATAATACATTATCTTTATATACACTATATGTTATATTTTCTACACCATCGTTATTAACAGCATCCCAAGTTAATTTTTGACCAATAGTAACTAATCCATCTGCTGATTTTACATCACTAAACTTTAAATTATTAGGTTTAGCTAGACTAGACACTTTTTTACGAATATAATTAAATAATTCAGGTTTAGTAACACTTTCATTATTCGCTTCTGCATAAAATTTAGCAATATATTCTTTATTTACTTCTAGTTTATTCTCGAAATCTTGCGCATCTAAGTCAATTTCATAACCATCATTAATATCTGTTTTATTAATTGATATTTTAGAAATCATTGCGCTAGTATCTTTATTACAAATTTCGATTGTTAATTGATCACCCTCATTAGGAAACATAGGAATACGAAACTCATGTCCAGATACCAATTGTTCAACACCTAAAATATTTCTCATATCTATATCAAATGTTTCAGTATTAACTGTCGTAGCTGTATAATTATTACTAAATTTATTATTATCACGATATCCAAGTGTTAATTTAAATTGTTTATTAGTTGGTAATAATGTATTATAATCACTGGTTTGTGTTAATACTACTGACTAATCTGTAATTTCAGCAATCTATAATGCTTTCTTAACATTAGTGTCAATGCTTGTTGACAATGTCCAAATATCTTCTGTATCAGTCTCATCATTGTTACGCAATCTACCTTGATTAATTCCAAAGCTTAATGGACTAGAATCAGAAGTAATCCAATCGGTAATAACGGCACTAGTACCGCCACCTTGATTAGCTGCCCAAGTAATCCAATCAGCAAATGATCTTGTAATACCATGAACTGTAAATAATAAATTACCAGGGTCAACTCCAGTAACATTATTAGAATCTAAATGTCCTTTATTATCAATCTTAGCCGCCATTACAACAGCCTATTGTGTATTACTTAGTTGAATTGTTGGTGTAGTCCAAATGCCTTCAGCTCCAGGATCGGCATGTTCAAAAGTCACAGTTGGACTTACAGGGTCTGGCTTCACCTTAACATCAATCCAATTACCGCCACTAGGTTTAGCACCATGCATGCGGCCATACCCATCGACAATTAAGAAATCTCCAGGCTGCATTGCCGCAAACTTATTCAAGATATCATTCATTTGATTCATGATACCTTTAACTGTTATATCTTCGCGCGTATTTACATTAGATGAATCAAGTGTTTGATTAATCTTTAAAATTAATCCATGTGCCGTATTAAGCTAGCGTGCAAAACTTTCAAGTTCAACCAACGCAGGCTTGGTATCTATAATATATAAATCTACTGTACTCGGAATTAAATTAGCATCAGCGTCCCAAATCGAATATTCAGGATAATAACCCGCGCTATCTTTAATAATAATAGATTTTTTAATATACCAAACTGTTGACTCAACAGATGATTTTGTCAATCTATCATCAAGTACGTATTGTCCATTATTTTTAATATAATATTTATTAGGCTAATAAATATATTTTATTGTATTTTCATTTGTTAATGTATAAAATGACCCAGACTATGCAATATCTTCTGCAGTAGCTTTTAAATAATTCTTTTCATTGTCACAAATATAAACATTATCTGCAACTAATGTATTACTATCTACCAATTGCTCACGATTATCTATGAAAAATGCAGAATATTCATAATCTGTATGAATGCCTTCTGTACTAAGACTATAAATATTTTTAGCAACTGCTTTTGCATAATCATCTATATTACAATTACGCCAACCAGAACCAGGGTCATTATAATAAACGCTATAATTTACTGATAAATTTTCATCTATTTTTTCAGTAGCATTAGCAGGATATGCAATTAATGTTGTAGGATAAAAACTTGTAGGATAATACAAATAAACAAACTATGCATTATTTTCATCCCAGTCCAATTTAGGCTACCAATTCACGCCTATATAATAAACAACACCTGCTTCAAGCTCTTTAACAGGTTGATAGACTTTATCTTGATCTTTATAGAAGAAAACAGCAGAACTTTGCATACCGTAAGATACGTCCGGCTTATTCAATAAGCTCTTTAATTCGGATAATATCTTTGTGCTAATTTCTGCATTATAATAAAATCTACTATTATTTGGCGAATTTTTTGTAACCCACGAACTTTCTTTAATTGAATAATCATTCTTATTCAATCTAGAATAATATTTAACACCTATTTGCATATTTTCTTCAGCTGCTAATTGATAACACTCGCCATTTGTATCACTTTTTATATAATAGGTATTAGGTTTATACAATTTTGGCGATGTTTTAACAGCAGTAAATGAATAATAAGTTTTTCCCTCCGCAACTAAATCAGAAGGAACATAATAATAATTATCATTTATTTTTTCATAAATATCATTAGCCGTAGGATCTAGCATCTCTGTCCACGGTATATTAGCATAGGTTTTCCCTTTGCCTTTATCTGATAACACTTTGATATATGTATTATTCGCTGAATAGCTATCTAATGGCGTACCTGTAGACGAATAATATAAATTCTTTACAAATGTATCAGACGTTACATTATCTGCTTTCTTAAAATCAAAATCACCATTAGCAACTGTTAATTTATTAGCCTCATTAAAATAGGGCGCTTGCTCTACACGATAAAATCTTTTTAATTTAGAAAAATAATAAATATATCCTAATCCATAATTTTCTAAATTGGTTGGTAATATATCATCATCTTTTTTGACAATAATCATACCCATGATGTCATGCAATGAATTAATACAACCCGCTATTGTGTTAGCTTCTTGCGGCGAATAGGTTTCCCCCACTGGCAGTAATCGTTTTCCCGCGCGTTTAGGATCACGACCATCTTCCCAAGCAATATTTAAATTACGTTCTGTGCCATAAGCTAAATTCCATAGTTCAGCTACTACATTACCCAATATAGGTAATCTCATTTGTAGTTCATAAATATCAGGCACATCATTACTTTCATTAACATTACCTGCAGCATCGCAAACTGCGTATCTTTGTCCAGAATAACCAGTCAAATCACAAATCAATTCATTTGTTGTTTTATCATCAATGCTATTCTTGGTAACATCAAATCCAGCTTTATTATAATAGATTGCCTTTTTCCCATCAGCAGCATCACTAACTTCATTAGCTTGCCATTTTATATCACTATTTGATCTCGTGACATACTGCCCAGTAGTCTCACCTTTATCGTTAATCTCAGGCACTAATTGACCATTAAGGTCTTTTACTTGAACCGAATCAGGAACAATATTACCTACTCTAAATCCATAAGGTGTAGTAATATGTAAATCATAAGTATCAGAATCTGTGACATTTAAGTGCGGCAAACGGAATCCGCCTTCCGGTGCCTCAGGTGTAACTCTTAATGCTGGCATAGCCGCATTTAATGAACCAATATAAATATATTTTTCTTTATATTTAGAATTATCTTCAACATACGTTTTCATCCAGATTGTGCCATCATAACCCTTAGACGATGCTTGCTAATCAATTGTTTCATAATTAGCTCTATCTTGCGCGTAATGAATAGGATATAAATATTTAGATTTATTTTCATCATTTTCCTTGCCCTCTTGAATAAATTTAAATTGGGCAATTGATGTCTAATCTTCGTATTCGCCAGTAAATTCAAAAAAGAAATAACGATTCAACTTAGCTTCAAGGACTGCATCAGATGATGCAAAATGTGCTGCATAAATCTAATTAGGTATTAATCGTGGGTCAGTGGATCCCGCCTTAATAGCCTCTGTGCCCTAGAATAATTTAAATATATCACTAGCCACTTCTTGACCAGCGACTAATTTACCAACTCGATCAAGGTCATCATTAGATAATGTAGCCACAGGAATTGCATTTTCAAGCTTAGTATCATACTTAATCAAAACATAACGTCCGGCATAAACACCATCATCAACAAACTTATCTTCTGGTGTACCGATCTAATCCATTTCAGAACGGCTACCAAATATGCGGTCAAACTAAAATGGTGCTGTTGATGCTATATTTCCATATAAACTCATCTATTAATTCTCCTCCTTCTCATAAATTGCATCTACCAATAAATAACTATTTGGCGTAGCATTTAATCTATTGATAGATTCTTTATCAAATTGCAATGCAGTAATCTATGATATATTTTCGACATTTAAATCAAATATACCATTCTTACCAATGATTATCGGAGAAATATTACTATTTAAATAAAATTTTATCCCCGGCATGGTTTGAATACCAAGCTAGGTAATGACGCCAAGATTTGTATCAACGAAGAAAATTGAACCAGTCTATAATGTATTCGCTGTGATAGTATTATTTTCTAACATAGGATAATTACGTATTGAACCTTCTCCATAATATCTATATTGTTTTAATTCTCGTGCCATTTCTCCTTAACCTCCTTCTCCATAATCTGCCAATATTCTAATAAAAGCATTTTTAACATTGCCATTAAATATTGGACTATTTTTACCAAATGTAACTTGTTGCACATTTGACATATCAATTTCTAATACGCCTCCAGGTCCAATCACAGTAAATTCTTCCGTAGCCGGTTTCCGTACTTGTACTTCGGTACCCGGGGTCGCTTGGATAGAAAGGCGTGTTAAATATTCTCCTTCAGATATTAAACCAGACAATAATTTAGAAATTACAAATGATATTTTATCTTCTACTTCCTTGTCTATATCAAAACCTGAATAATTAATTCCATCAAAATAATATTGTTTTAACATTTATTTACTCCTTTCCATCAGTATAATCTTTCGGCTGCTTTCGTAGCCGTAATAGACATAGTTCCATTATAGGTTAATGATAATGTATACTTAGTCATAATATATTCACCATTAATCTTACTATTTTCATCATAAATTAAAATTCTTGTATTTGGCTCAAGATAATAAATAGGTAATGACGTAATACTAACACTTTCAGGACAATAGGAATAATTATATAACATAGTATCTAATACATCCTTAGTACTTTTACCACGAGCGCTAATAGTAAAATCTACTTTATCGTCATCTCTATTCAATTTAATATCTTTATCAGTTAAAATACATCTATAATAACCTGTAAATAAATGATCATCAACATCAGTCTTATTATCCATAAATAAAATAGTAGGAACTTCTCTAAAATTTATGGACGTAATTTTAGTATCATTAATAGCTTTTGCCCGATCGCCTATGATTTTAACTGCATACTTATTAATTGAACCATTAGTATCAAGAAAATCTATCCAGAAATTTAATAAACCAGGATTGCGCACTATATTCATATTCCAAAATTCATACTCCTTTTTAACCGCAAGATTATTATCTATCTACTTTTCAAGAGCAATAATATCATAGGCTATTTGTTGATCAGTCAATGAAACTAATGTATAATAAATTTCATTTTCTTTCCATTCAGTGGCTAATACATAATTAGCATGACTATCCCGTATATAGTAAGTATTTTCTTTAAATATTTCTTGTGTAATAGTTCCTACTTTTGTATATTGATATCTTATTTTTTCAATTCTTCCTGGAATCTCTCTCTTCTCTTGTTCCAATCGCTCTTTGCTTAAATAAAAATCACAAGACCAAGTAGTTAAATGAATTTTATTATTTATTTCAAGTTTTGTATAATAAGTGATAGTTTCATCCCACGCTGTAGCTAATTGATATTCATCGGGGGCTTCTGGGGTCTTTTTATTTTTTATATAATATTTCTTTTCAATTATTCCCAGGCGCGATGGTGCTTCAACTTCTTCATATTTTATTTCATCAGGAACAGTTGAATATTTCCAAGTCGCAATGGCATCTGGATTGAACAATTGACGCCAAAATCCTTGAATATCTTCATAATATTGCTCATAACCAGTTTCACCAAATAAATATAAATCACCATTGGCTTTAATAATTCGTTTATAAAAATCATCAAGCTAATTAAATTTATAATAATCACTAGCCATATGATAAATAATTTCTCGCCAATCATCACCATTAGCTTGTGAATAAGTAATAGAATTTTGAATATACTTTTCTTTATCTAAGGGGAATAATTGCGGCAAGGCTGCTTTCGCGCGCTCTACGTCTAGCTCTGTCATCTCAATAGTCGTATAAGATATTGGCTTTTTATCAATAGCATAACGTGTGTGAATAGGCAATGTCTCGCCATTCGCACCAATACGCTAGCCCCAAATTGCATAGTCATTTTTAATAGCGGCTAAATTAGGATTATTATTAAATGCCGTAATCAATACGCTATCTTCAAAACTGTAGGTATAAGATGATTCCGCCAAGGCATCAACCGCATACTATGTACCATCATCATCAGACATAATTGTGTTCCATGATGTATTGATATATGTTTTAGCCTTTTGAAATACAAAATGACCATCTAAATCATAAAAATATTCATAATCACTACCAAGCATATTCTTGATTTTATCAAGAATTGATGTTAATGATTCGCCAAGCGAAGATACAAGCTCGCCAGTATAAATTAAGTCAGTAGCCTAATAACCAACAGCATCACCAAAACTGTATCGACGAATTATACTAGTAGCAGTACACTTATTTTCATTGTTCCAAACATATTTATAATCATTTAGCAAGAATAGATCGTCATTTGCGAACAGGGTATGCAATCCTTCAGGATCGCTGGTTACTTTCCAACCGTCTTTAAATAGCTCATGTTCTAGCTTCACATCATCGTAAATACCATTATGACTAAATACGAATAAATCTTCTTCACCGCGATATTCCAATAATTCAAGTGCCTTATCATCTAAATCATTAATAATAATATTAGAATATTTTTCATGACCATACTGATGCACAGCTTCCCGAATAATCGTCTTCAAGGTCGGCCGCACATACTCCCAATTGCTTACCTTTTGATAATATATAGTTTCAGAATCCCAAATTGTAGCTAATTCATAACTCAAGATTTTATCATTATCTTTAATAGCTGTATAATATTCACCAGCCGTAAATTCAATCTGACCTACTTGTCCTACTTCAATATAATCCTAGACCTCAATCTGTTGTTTACCGAAGTCAACGGAAAATGGAAGCGATCCGCCGCAATCCCCATTCAGCAAGCACATTTTATCTTTACCACTTAAACTAATTGTATAGTTATTTGTTGTCTATGATGTATTAAATCCAGTTAAAATAAACACTCCCTATTTAAACCAGATAATATCATCATACTTATTATCAACACGATTTTCTAATCCTATGTCAACTTTAATTTTTGCCTTTAATCCCCAATAATAGTCATTAATATTAATTTCATGGGCAATCATTGACAAATTAATCGTGCGGCGAACTGAAGAAGACCCATCAATATTGATGGACCCTCCAGTCACTTTGCCTTCTATTCTATCAATAGGATTTTCGTCTAGATTCAACGCGGTGATACGCGCGAATATAGTTTTCTTTTTATCTAAGTCTAATTTCTTTAAAAATTCTTTGTCAAGTAGAGGATTCTTTTTCATTTAATAACCCCCTATCTTTTAAGTCACGTTCAATAGCACGATAGTATGTAGCCAATGCATCACGGTACTGCGGCCGTGCATTATGAATTTCTTTAGCTAGCTATTTATGAACATTAGCATCGCTAACTAGTCCGCCATTAACACGCAATGATTTTTCAAGAATGCTATCCATGTCTAGTGTATCTTCTAATTCATCAATTTTTTGCTCTTTATAAACTTTAATTAATGCTTCATCAGATATTTCAACTTCATAGGTCTTCTTTAAAATCTCACAACAAATTTCAATAGTAACGCCAGCTCCGCAACCTATCTTAGTGTAATTACCTTCAGCTTGCTGGACGTAACCTTCAATATCTTTAATATTAAACTTACTTTCTTTACCATTTAATGTAAACCAACAATCAAATGCTTCGGGGTCATTAATAGAATCAATAATAGACCCCTCGGTATTAGCTAAAACACCATAATTTAATTGTCTAGGCTCTGTGCGGCGGAACCTTACAAATCGCACCGCTGAAATGCTATGTTTAATATCTACCAACTAATCTAACACATTGTCATTAGCTCCAATAAACTACCGTAGCGGAATTGATTCAATTTCAACATTAGCGACACTTTGGAAACTATTATCAATTCCAGCTCTATATCTATAAGTTAACTAGCCCAGATATTTGGCATCGCCAGGTATTTGCACGCTAACTATTAAATCATTAGGTGAAGCATAATTAAATACACCGGTAGCACCAATAGCTACAGTTGTATAGTCTTTCTATGACTAGTTACGCAACCGCACAATAGCGCCAGGTGCGATATCTTCAAAACGAATCTCATACGCCGCTTCGCCAGTGCCTAATAATTCAACCCAGCTATTAGGATCTTGCGTGTTCGATTTATATTGTACTTCACGATTATATTTTTCTTTAAAATATGTATACGATTTATCATCAGCTTCTACGAATTCTTTCGCAGCCAATACTCGCTCAACCAGCGGTACCGTCTTCCAGCGGAATTGCATGAATTCTGGTAACGTAGTTTTTAATATTCCATATTTTATTAAATTATCATGCGTACAATCAGCTATTTCATACGCCGTACTCGTAAATGTATGTATCATTCGGCCAAGCTAATCTTCAGGTGCCAAAGAAATATTTGTTAATCTTACCAAATAATTTCCTTCACTAGGCGATCTAAATAATTTAACCTAGCCATTATTTAACCAATCAAGAACACTTAATTTAAATCTACGCTCGGCTGCTACGTTGTATCCACCCAGGTCATTGGTAGCACGGGGGCGACCCGCCGCAACTACTTCTTTATTATCAATTTCTTCACTAACATCAGGATTATTATAATACTGCTTAATTTCTTCTGGAGTACGCTTTATAAGCTTCCCATCTTTATACGTCCAATATTCTGGTTCTATAGTCGCCGAACGACTAATTTTACACAACGATTTTGTAGTTAATCCTAATTGATCATCATCAATAAACAGATTGGCCTCGTCTGACATGTAAGAAAGCAATCCTGATAATGAAAATTCCTTATAATTAACGACTCCATTTCTAAAAATAAAAGGATGTTTACTACCAATAGTATCAACCTTCTACTCTAGAATATCGGTCTTAAAGCTAGCTACTTTAGGATTATATTTAATCTTCAGCTATTTTTCACCATCATACAAAAACGCATGCTCAAAATCAGCCATAACTGCGTTAGATGCTTCTTGACGTGAATATAAATCTCTATCATTAAATTGCTATAAAGCATATTTGTAAGTCTTGCCTTGCTCAACAGTAAAATCTTGCCATTGCCATTTATCAGGATGAATACCATACAATCTAAATCTTGTAACTTCTTCCCAAGTAGCATAATTCTCTTCTAAACAACTACGCGTCAAAAGAAAAGCACCTTGAATAAACTAACTCTTGCTAATTTCAGAAGTAGCATTAAAGGTAATTGTAATACAGCCTTCTTCTTCATTATTTTCAGCATGCAATGGTAAATCGTAATCTGGCGCAATAGTCTAGCGCTAAATTAATGTATAAGATGGGCTAGCTACTGTTAATAAATTGTTAGTAGTAATAATATACTAAATCTTGTATAATGAATGCTCATCAAGATTAATATTAAATGTCCAATTATCAATAGACTCATAGCTAGCAGTATTATTTTCAATATTATGTATCTGTTCACCACTATCGGCAACAATAGCACCGGTGCTATCATAAATTACAAATCTATAATCATGTACTTTCTCGGTAGCATCCATGTATAATGAATTATCAGGCATCATAATCAAATGCCGCACATAATACTGTCTTCCTGCGGTATAAGTAACAGAAGCATCAAGTATATACTATCTATTAGCAACATAATAATAATATGTATTTTTTACATAATTGTTTTCATCAACTTCTACGGGCTTGTAGGTAAAGCTACCCTAGGAATACAATCCAACAAAAGAAGCTTGATTAAGATTAATTTTTCTGCGGCTAAGCATCGGAATAGTCACTTGTGGCAAGGAAGTAAATTTAATTACACCAACTGTTGAATAATACCCAATAGTTTTAGTTTCTGCATCAATATAAGCTAACTATATTTTATAAAACTAACCCATTGAAAAACATTTATTTTTACGAAGATAATAAATCTATGTAGCCTTATATTTAATATCTTCGTCAAGTTTATATTTATTTTCATCTATTTGCACATAATAAGTGCCAGCAATCCAATTTTCGCCATCTTTTAAATCAACACGTTGATAATCATAATATTCATCAACATTGTCAGCTGTAATAATATCAAAATAAGCGATATTATTATCAAAATCTATGCGGCTAGCCGTTGGCTCAAGAATTATAGCATTATTTTGCACTGTCTTAATAATCGCTTTGATCCCGGCTACTTCGGTTTTATGGACTGCCGCATTCATAGAAAATGGTACTTGAATAGTTATAGCACCAAGATAATCAGCATAAAATGCGGGTAATGTTCCCGCTATTTGTGGTGGATATAATTTCATCCTTGTACCTCCTTTTCCTCTTTCATTTTTTTAGCCACCCAGGCTAAGCATTCTTCTTGTGTATACTCCCTTGTTGATAATGGCGTTACCGCACTTCCAGTATACTAACGTGGATTAATAAATACTAGCTCATTACTTTCCAAGGGCTCTTTATTTTTATCATAAATTATTATTTTATAAGCAACTTGCGCCGCGTCTGGTGGAAATGAAACAAATATTGTACCTATAATAGCACCTTCATCAGTTGCCGCATGATATGAGTATACTTCAGTCGCATTATAATCATAATTACTTCCTGCTACCCGCCGCACAACAGCAAAATCAATCTAATTCATCAATGATAATGGTATGCTTGGAGCTAAGACTTCTGTAATAGTATCATTAATTACACGTGTCCATGTGATACGCAATGGCTAAGCATTATTCCATTCGTATTCACTCAATGTTAAGCTTTGATTATCACCATAACGCGATATTGCCAAACTATCTTTATCACGCCCTGCAGCATCTTTAGCCGCGGCTGCATTAATACTGCCTATAATAAATTTCTATTCATCATAATCATGATTTGGAACCAATACATAAACTGTATCATTCTTTTTTAAATTTGTCAAATGAGTATAAGCATAAAATGACGCTGAACCATTATTTACTAAATATTTGCCAATACAAGCAAAATTATCATCTACGATACTGCATTTCACCGTGGTATCATACGACATTTGGGCTAGCCGCACTTTTAATATTTCATCTACCGCTTGACATATATTTTCTGCATAATCTGCCATTATATTGGCCTCCTTTATCTCAAAAATATCTTTCTATATTATTTTCATTTTTTAAGTATTAGTATTGTTGAAATTAGACCAATAAAAAATAGGCGAGCCTAATTTCTTAGACTCGCCTAAAATAATATATTAATAATTGCGATTTGCATATTGTGATGCACGATTGATAAGTGTATCAAATGCTTCTTTAATTTCATCATGATAAATTGCATTCGGGAATTGCGCTGTAATTTCAACCTTTTGCTCTAGATTAGTATGCGCTAATGTGCCTATCTTTGTTGCGCCTACGCTCAACAGACCAAATGATTGCATTAAAGCTTGTAGATCGATTGCGCTAGCTATTTGACGAATCAAGCTGACCGCCGCAAGGATATTCTGCGTATCTTGCTTATTAAGTACTAGCTCTTTTTCGTGAAGCGTAGCAAGTTTACCTTCAGGACCCCACTTGCCAGTATAACCACCAGTATCGTATGAAGGTGTTTTAATTTGCCAAAGAGGAGTATAAGGTTTAACATCAATGCACCATTTTCCATTTGATTCAGAATGAATCGTGGCTGAATCATAAGGTACATATCCACCCTAAAATGCAATAAATTTACTACCCGTAGACGTAATGATGATATCAGAATCTAGATCTTGTTTAGAATTATACCATTTTCTAGTATTCATTTCACCGGTATTTCGATTATCTGGAATGGTTTTTCGATTAGTCTAGATTAAATCTGGACGAGCATTTCTTTCAGCAGAAATCTATTTGGCTTCTTTTGATAGTCTTTTTTTCTCATCTAAAATTTCTTGCATGCGCGCCCATGTTTTTTCATAATTGCCATTAGTTGAAGCAAAAAAATCAGACAATTGACCAATATCATATTCATCAAACCAGTCATCTTCTCCGGCTAAAATACTATTTACTTGATCAACTATTTCTTCATATTCTAACTCTGTATATTCATCTGCTTTTTTACTATGCTCAACTGAACTCTATAATAATGCATTTCTTGCGGTATTAAAATTCCAAGCTTCATCATCAATAATATTCATGTATTTATTATTACTAATAATACTTTCAGCATCATTAACTAAACTTGCATTATATTTATTACGGGCTGCTTTCCATTGTTCAGCACGTTTAGAACGTTCAGTATCACTAAGACCTTCTTCTTTGGCTTTTTCTTTCAAGCTTTCCATTGCTTCTTTTAACTATAATGATTCACTCGAAATTTTGCTAGAACTAATTATATCACCAGTATCTGCATCATATATATTTAAATTGCCTTTATCATCTACATTCCAATATACAGTCTTGGAACTCAATTTATTATAATCATTAGCAGAATATTCATTCGCAGCCTACATCGCAGCTAATGCATTACGACACTCTTGCGCCACTTGTGCATAGCCTTCAGCCACTTGTAATAATCCATTGCGCAACCCAGCATACGCTGACGTATCAGACAATATTTGTAATGCAATTTGATTTAACGCTTCAATTAATCCGTTCTCGCCGATTAATTGGTCACGTAATGATTTACTCTCATCGCTTACTCTTTTCATTGAATCTTTTAAGCTATCAAAGTCTAATCCAACCTATTGCGTAATTTGATCAACAACCGCATACCACTGATTTAAATATTCGGCACACTGTTGACTATATATATTATAAGCTTTAGTCCAATTAGAACAATTATCAATAGTAGTCTAGAATGCATTCGACCAAGCATCGCGCATAATTTTAGCAGTATTTTCTTCTGAATAAGAAATAGCCATATTTCTATCATTAGTTAATGCTAATATATAAGGAGAATATTGTTGATAAATTTCCTAAATACGTAATTCTCGTTCTTCGGCTGATAATGTTAAATCATCATTAATTTCCTTAATTTTATTAAACATTTCTTGTTGAATTTGCACAATTAATTCAGCATTTTTATTAGCAATTTCTAGCTATTTATTATATAAGTCATTTTCTGCATCTTGAACAGCTTGTTGTGCTTTAGTAATATTTTCTTGATCGGCAGTAAATACATAACCATAATTGCCTTCAGCATCGCGTGTTAGTCTAACAGTAGACTTAGCATTCTATGCTTCTTCAAATGCCGCACGTGCTTGAATTAATTTAAATTCAGCATCCATAAGTGTAAGCTAATTCTTACTTAATTTTTCTTGCTTTTGCGCACTTTCAAGACGCTGCTTCCATAACTTTAACTCATTAGAATAAGCTTTATTTGTCGTTTTAGCGATCTCTTGTTCAACTTGATTAATGCGTTTTTGTGTTTCATAAACTTGATTGGTCTGCGTATAGAATAATTCCGCATACTTACTATGCATTGACATTGCTTGATTAATTCTATCAAATGTTGAACCACCAGTTAATGTCTTTTCTAGTTCAGCTCCAACTTTCTTGATATTATTCAAGGCGATATCTTTAGTTATTTCTAACAAATCCTAAGTTGCTTCAAATACAACGTTGGTTGTTTCTTGTACCTATTTTTCTGCGGCTTCAATATCTTCTGCAAGTGCAGCGGGTTGACTACGCAAAAATTCTAATTGCTCTTTTGCGGCACGCTGTCTCTCAAGTGCCACCGATAAATTATTTTGCGCATTCTAACTAGCTGCTGCATAAATCAATCCTAAACGTTCGTAATCATTTTCACCAGAAATTAAGGTAATAATTGATTTGTAATGATCAGTAAGATTGGTTAAATATTCTATCTTAGAAATATATTTATCTAACTCATCATTTATTTTAGATAATGTATTTGTATAATATTCGCGCATTTGTTCATCTAAATCATCAAATGCTTCCATATTATCATAAATTGAATTATAAATCTTTTTTAAACCATCTGCATAATCGGCTGACGTAATGTCTCCAGCTGCATAAGCATTTTGAATTTTTTCAAACTAATCTTTATATAACTTTAATGAATCAGAAGTTAAATCTTGCTATTTCTTTAACAAACCAAATCCCTCAGCTGCTTTATATACATCATCTTCAATTTTGCCATAATCATACTTCAATTTGGTACGATCCATTTCAATTAATTCTAATTGATTTTCCAGTGCTTCGGTTAATTTCTAATAATATTTTTCTTGGCGTTTAATTTGTATTTCTAATAAATTATCTTGCGCATCAAGAAAATCATTAAATACTTCTAAATATTTGCTACGCTCTTCGTTGGTAATTATACCTTTCCAATATAATTCATCTAAGTTATTTGGCTAGCCATTCTCCCCAAATGTAACACCTTTCATAGCTAATGCCCCAGCTTGAACCGTAACTTCATTCTATAGCTATTGTATTTTTTTCTCAGTTAGCTTAGCATTTTGCGCCAGAATATTTCTTTCTTGTTCCAACGCAGCCAAACGCGCTCCGCCATATAATGTATCCGTAATAGTTGCCTATCTATCTAAAAGCTTATTTTGATATTCTAACGCTTTATTAATTGACTCAACAACAGATAGAGCATCTTTAGCATGATTTATAATATATTCTAACTGTTTATCATACTCGTTCTAAGTCAAAGCGCCAGTCTTAAGTGCATCATTTAAATCATCTATATTATCAATTGTGTTAGCAAATATTTCACGGGCTTCTCGCAATGCTGTATCATTCATACCCGCGGCTGCAAGATCATTTACGTATTTAATAGCTGCTTGAATTTGATCATCAGAAGCATCTTTAAGGAATTCTGCCGTAAAACCTTTATTTTTAACAAGATCTAAATCAAATACACCACTTTTACTCCAGCGATCAATTAATTCCTTGATATAGGAATTTCTTCTATCTCCCTCTAATCCAGATGCCATTGTAACTTCAGGGGTATAACCATTATCTATGATTGCGCGGCCAGCTTCTGCTGATGCGTATGCTGCGTCTAATTGTGCTCGCGCCATGTCGGATGCGGCTTGCTTAGCATTCTTTGTAGACAAACTATTGAAACGATATTGATCCTTGCCAACCATCTAGAAATACTGTGCCAATGCGGCATTGTATTGAATCAGCTGATCATACTCTTCTTTCTTAATTATACTACCAAACTTTAAATTTTTAATAACATTATTTATTTGATTTAAAGTAGTATATAAAGTTTGATAAGAAGGCACAGCAAGAGAAACTGATTTAATGGTATCAATTAAATTATTGAATGCATCATTCGTTAAGGATATCGGCACACCCAAGTTAATAAGTGTGTTACGAATTTGATTTCCTATTTCGGGTGACGTATAATCAAGCGCGCTTAATGCTTCAAGTGCTTCTTTTGAACCATTTGCAAGTTGGTTAATACCATTTGTGATTAATGTTATATTTCCCTCATATTGCGGGGCTTTCGCAAATTGATCTAAAATATTTTTGAAATTTTGTGCAGTCTTAAGACTAATATTATTATTACTATCAATAATATTCTCAACTGCATGTCCTTCAAAACTAGTCCAGGCATCTGCAGTATCTTGCCTAGCTTTCTCAATAGTATCTACCCAATCATTCCAAGATTTTGCACCAAGAATATTTTGGGCAAATGTATCTAACTCATTTGGAGATTTGCCTTGCAAACCAAGCATTTCGGGTGTAATAGAATTTTCCGCATTCACAATCCACTGGTCATGGGTTAATGAATTAAAATTACCGTCCACCACCATTGCCTTTAAATAAGGATTATTCGCAACTAAATTGTATGTTTTTAAAATTTCATTTTCATTTTTTAATATGCGTTCTTGAGCTAGCTATCCTTGATAGAAAAACTTTAAATTGGTCTCATCAATTGTACCAGTTTGCAATTTTCCCTAATCGTCAGTATAAGTATATTGACCTTTCTTCTTGTACTATACATCTTTACCTAAAGCCGCTGCATTAGCCTTTATGTATTGACGGGTCATTTCTTCTCCGTTTTGTTTATATGCTTCATCAAAACTGTTTTTAGCATCTTTTTCTGCTTGTAGCATAACTCGCTAGCCCATCAATCCCAGATCATTTGTTAATCCTGCAGCAACAATCGCATCATTCTGGGCAAATAAATCTCTAGCAAAATTATATGCATTTTGCTCTTCCGTTTGTTTGATCTATTTTTCTGTTTCAGCTAAGTCATTAAGACTATCGCGAGTTTTATATAATGCTTGAACAAGTTTATCATCATTAATATCAATTTCAGTTTCTTTGAGTAAATCTTTAAATTGATTATAAGATAAATCGCCAGAAATGTCCAATTTTCCATCAATAATTTTATCTAGAACTTCTTGCATTCCAGCTTCACGCGATGTGATTTTAGCTTCAGCGGCTGTTCCACCTATTATAGAAGCAGCTCCTATGGCCGCACTTATTAGTGGTCCAACTATAGGAATGAATAATGCGGCAGCTGCCGCTGTTCCACCAATGCCACCCCATAACCAACCAGATTTAGTTTTATCGCCGGCTACTTCACGCATTAAATTAGTCGTTTTTGATTTATTAGCAGCGGCAGTCGCCGCATTATCAGCTATATTTGAAATAGCTTCAGCTTGATTTAATTCAGCTTTTTGTTTATCCTCAAGTTGTTTTAATACGGTATCTTTAATAATAATACGCCCATCATCAGTAATTGAATAATCTTGTCCTTTAAGTAATTTATATTTAATAATCAACGCTTGCGCTTGTCTATTGGCATTTTTTAAAGCTTTCTCAAATTCTTCCGTGCCTTTGGTTAATTTGTCTAATGCATCTTCTGCTTCTCTATAATCAGATATTGCCTTTACCATTTCCTCATATGAGGCTTTTATTTTATCATACTGTTCCGCTAAAGTAGCCGCCGCTTTGGCCGCTTTTTCAGCCGCTATTTTATCTTTGTTGTAAACGTTGCTTAAAAGTTTAAAAACAGCTATTACAGCAGTGACTGCTGCTACAATAGCTAACATAATCAATGTGATTTGCCACCAAGCTAGCTATACTGCGGTTCCTGCAGCCGCACCCTCAGCACCCGCAACAGCGGCACTTTTACCTGCTGTTTTAAAAGCTACAGCCAAAGTGTTTATTCCACCAGCTATGGTAGGTAATAATGGAATCAAAACTGTCAAAGTTGTTACTACCGCCATAATTTTTTCACCGGTTGTAGCACTATCGTTACCCAATACAGAAATTGCACCAGTAACTATAGAAATTGCGCTAGCAGTAGCAATAGCAGTACTAGCCAAAGCACCCAATGTAGCACCAGTTTGTTGCAAACGTTCATTTGCCTTTTTGTTGGGTTTATCAAGCTATGTCTCCATTGTTTTCATAGTATCTTTAGCCAATTCATCTTTTGCAGCTTGATCAATCAAAGCTCTAGCCTTATTTTTTGTTTCAGATTTTAACTTATCAAGTTGCTCGTTAATAGCTTGATTATAGCTTTTAATTTTATTTTCCGCATAACCCATAAATTTTTTATCATCACCCAATGCCAATAATTCAGCATTGCTCATTTTTGGATTATTGCGTCTTGCTTGCATAGCTCGACCAAAAGCTGACCGTCCATCTGCTCCTTGCATAGCATGATCATCTTGTAAAGTATCATAATAACTATTAATAGATTGACGAAGTGACAGTTCGGCTTTAGCTTTCTCGGCTCTTTGTTTTTTGGTAGTTACAGGCATATTTTCAACATTTTTTAACTCAATTCTAAAATCATCCATCTATGAAGAATGTCTCTTAGTTAAAAATTCAGCATGTGCCCTATCACGCGCATTATTTTCAATTATATCTGACGCTTGTCTTGTATATCGGTCGTGCTGGCCCCGTACTTGATTAGAATATTTTTCTCCAGGATGGGCTGCTAACCAAGCTTTTCTTTTATCATCGTCTAATATATTGATAAAATCTTCTCTGGCTTCGTCAGTTGATTCAGCTGTTTTATCAGCTATCTAACATTGTTTTAAATAAATCTAAGATAACGTCTATAATTCTTCTTGTAAAATTTGATTTCTTTCTTGCTCAGCTGCATTCCATCGTTGATTACTATCATTAATTTTATAAGCTAAAGATGCTTCCATAGCATTAACTTTAGCTTGCCCTTTGGCCGTAGCTGATACATATTTATTAGACGCTCTAGATTGGTACTGATTGTTAGCCAATTCGGCATTTTTCTTTAAAATCGTTTCTTGCTAAGAATCCAGCTTACTTGAAGCATTTAATCCAAAAGACATGGTAGTTTTCTTAGCAAAACTTTTTGCACCTTCACCAATTCCAGCAAATAAAGCAGGCATTTGAGTAGCAATTTTCTAAGACATAAGTCCCGCAATAGCAAAAAGTACTGTCCGCATACCGCCTAGACTAGTTACAATATTATTGATTATATCTAAAAACTTACCAAATCCATTAGTTATTGAAATAAAAAATTTATCATCTAATAAAGTAGAATAAATTTCTTCTGCTGCTGCTTTTACTCTATTTTTTGCTGCTTCCCATGATTTAGCATAAATTTCTGCTTGTCGAGATAAAGTACCTTCAGATCCTGCCGCAACATTAAGATTTTTTTGCATATAATCCCAGTTATCAAGAATTGCTATTAATTGTTGATATTGGCGTGTACCGCCAACTGTTTGAGCAACAGCAACTTGAGTACTGCGATCAATTTGATCCCACTTAGCGCCTAATTCATCTAAAATATCGTCCATATCTTTTAATTCGCCATTGGCATCTTTAATATTCACACCAATTGTTGCTAAAGCTTGAGAATATTTACCTAAAGTCGTACCATCATCTAATGTTTTACCTAATTCCAAATCTTGAATACGAGCGAATAATGTTTTAAATGCTGTACCTACAACATCAGCACTTTGACGAGTTTTAGCGACCACTGTAGCTAATGCAGAAGTAGCATATTCATAAGACAAACCAACTGTTCTAGCTATAGCTGCAAATTTTTCTAGACCTTCGGCAATTTCTCTAGTGCTAGAAGCGGTTGATGCACCTAATGCTGTAATTACATCAATATAAGATTCAAGAGAACGAGAACCGTCATCAAAATTATTCCAAATAGCAGTTAATTGTTCCGAAACAGTTTTTGCTGTATCACCAGTAACATTCGCCATTTTAATAGTTAAATCAGTACGTTCTTTAACTTGCTTATCATTTAAACCCTGTTGATAATAAATCAATGCAGCTTTCGCATAAGTATTAGTTGTTATGCTTAATGCTTGTGCGGCTTTATTTGCCTCTTTGGCAAATTGTGCCATTTTTTCAGCACTTGATTCAGTTACTATCTATATATCAGTTAAAGATTTATTTAATTTTTGAGCATAAGTATATGCGCCCTATATTGTTCTCATAAATCCATGAATAATACTAGATGAAATTTGCCAGCGTACAGTATTCTACAATGTGGTAAATAAACTATTTAATTTTTCACCTAAAAATAATGAAGCATTGCTAGCAGTACTAATACTATGTGTTAAAGCATTAAAAACTTGCTGTCCCGCCTATCCGCCTCGTAATAACTTAGCTGATAATGTGGTCAAATCTTGATTCGCTTGTTTTAAACTTAATGAAAATTTAGTTAAATCCAGCTTATTAGTATTTACATTAATAGCTTTGGATAAATGTGTTTCTAAACTTCGAGCCGCTTCTTGGGCTTGCTATAAACCTATTGGGCTTATCAAAGTTGAACTTTGATTTTTTAGTTTATCTAATGATAATGTTAAATTTCGTAATGACTGCTATGCGGCAGCTATATCTGCTGATACCTTCAAATTAACATTTAATTGTTTTGCCATATATTTATTGCTCCTTTCTCTCATATTTATAAAATGAAAAAGGGGAACTAAGCAAGAATAAAACTTACTTAGTTCCCCTTTTATTCTCATTTATTTTTGAAAAATCAAATAAATGAATTAACCTAATTTGGTCAAAGTCTCTTTCAAAACTGCTAGATTTTTTTCATCGCCCAGCTTCTTTTGAATCTCAGTAGCATCAAGATTAAGATTATCATAATCATTCTTCATAGCATCTAAAATACCATAAGCTGAATTACGATAATTATAAATCTTTTCGATTTGCGCATTTACAAGTGTATGCATAAAATTCAGTTCATCTGGGCCGATCTTACTCTTTACTATGCTTAGCAATCCACTTGCGATACACATATCATATAATTTACCAGAATCAGACTTTTGTTTGTCCGTAAAGGTTAAATTTGTATAATAGAATAAAACACAAAGATCAAACCACACTGTTAAACTAATCTCATTAATAAACGCGTTTTCAGATTGTACATTTGCAATTATTTCTTCCATGAATTTTACTCTATCGTCCGTTGTTAAGCGCGGCAATACTTCTATATCAATTTCGCCGAATTGCGCATTAATAGGAACAATCGCCGTATTTTTTATATTTAATTTACTAAAAGGTATTTTAGCCATAATGAAATCTCCTTTGTCTCTTTTCTATAATTATTATAACAAAAATTTTTTGTTATGTCAAATTTTTTATTTTAAGTAGTGCTACTTTTTAATTGCTTTAAAAAACTCGCGCCTAATTTTAAACTAACGCTTAATTTTAATTTTTGTAATGCTGTTATATCTTGTACCAATGGCTGTTCAGGCTCCCATTTTATATTTACGACACCATCTTGTTCAACAATTGCATCTAAATATGGAGCAATTGGAATTATATTAAATGGATGCTTTTTATTGCTTCTATTAATTATAACCAAGTAAGACGCTTTAGTTTCATTTAAATTTTTCTATCCAACTAGCGCTTGTAAAGTAATTAAAGAACGCAAATTATCAATTGTATCCCAAGGCTCAATCGTACAACCAACATCCGTATGCTTTTTTAAAGAAGCATATACATAAGTTTTTACAGCTTCATTCACATGACTCCACTAATCCATCATTGAATCAAAATTAGCTGAACCTAATATATGAATATCCGAAGACAAAGAAGCATAGTTTTTAATAGAATATCCTAAACCTTCATAAATTACGTCAGATTTCTACTAAGATGTTATTGCTCCTTTTTCTTCGCTAGCAGCTAAATGCACAGAACCAGCAGTTTCTAGATTAGAAGCATCTAATTTAATTTGTCCTCCCACTATTTTCTACATAGTCTAATACATTACTTTTTGTATTGCTTTATCGCTTGTTTTTTTAATTGCTTCATAAGCATAAGGCATCATTAACTAAAATAAACTTTCTCCGAACTATCCCGATGCCGCAGACAATGCATTCTATCTAGATTGCGCCGCTTTTAAAGCCGCTGTCATATCCGCTTTAGTCTATGATAATATTGCAGCATCTGTCATTGCATCATTTTTACATTTATCATACGCATCTTTTTTAGCGTGAAAATTAGCCCAAGCTTTCCTTCGCTCTTGCTCTGCAGTTTGATCACTATACTGTAAACTAAAAGGAGAAGTATCAGATACTTCATATAACTATTGTGCCTAGTCTAAAACCCGCGGCATAGCATCATTAACTTTTATTGATAGTTTTCGCATTAATTCGTCATCTGTAACCATCATATTATAAGCATCTTCCAATTTTTGTGCTTTTTTAATGGCATTTCTAGATTCAAGCTTTCCCAATAAATCCTTTTTAGAGGCTCGTATGGCGGCTGTAACCGCACTAATATTTTTCTTATTATGAATTTTATATACATTATTCCAATCCATGCTTATCCTCCTTCCTCACAAAATAAAAATAGGGAAGATAGCTAAAACTATCTTCCCTTAAAATTTTTATTAGTCACCAGTAGGTCTAATTACTCTATCATAATCATCTACTGCATCAGTAGACTTTGTTCTCGGGCGGTTAAGTTCAACCGCATTCTCGCCATCAAATACCTGAATAGCAGCAAGAACTTTCTTTGTCTTGTTAAATCTAGTATAATCCGGAAAAGCATCCATTGTGAATGTGAATGTGGAAGGGTCGCCAGTAGCAGCCATCGTAAATGTAAAGTTCGACTGAACCTTGCAATTAGGAATTATAAATTCTGCAGGATGATCAACACCAGCCTGATCACGGAATAATGTAGAAGCTTCAAGATAATAGTTACCACCAAACTTATCAGGCGTAATATTAATCTGCTGAACGCCACTCTTCTTTTCTGTGTAATAGTCAACAAGAACAACACAACCAGTTACAAACTTATCAAGATCATCAGAATCTTTAAGTGTTAAAAGGCCATAAGGAGCATCATGCCTAGCATCTGCTTCTTTTTCAACAATCGTCGCGGGGATATAGGGCTCAGAACTTACTTCACCATTGTCCATAAGCATAACATAAACCATATCTTCACCATCACGAGTATAAGGAACTTGGTCAACTTCAATTTCAACCTGACCACCTGGTGTAACAGTTACATCATCTGTCTGTTCAACTACATGAACCTTAATTGTTTCATTTTCATTAGCTTCAATAAGTCCAGCACCAGAAAGAATCATAAATCCAGCAGGGGAAATAAGTGCATCTTCCATTGTGAACGTAACTGTACGCTCACCTTCCCAAGCTATTAATCTACTATTGCCACGACCACCTGTCGCATAAACAGTTGTAGCAGCACCTTCCATGCTAGAAGTCTTCAATGTATCAAAATATATAACAGGTTCGCCCTTATAGAAAATCTTATTACCAATCTTCTGAGCTGCCTTCGCCTTCAACACAACGTCGCATATTTCGCGCACACCTAGTTTCATAAGGTTTTTCCTCCTTGATATAAAAAATTTTTTTAATGTATGTTTTTCATCCAATCTTCAGGCTTTCCATCTCCAGATGCGCCAGCCAAACGAGCTTTAATATCAATATCCCAACTAATATACATCTGAAAACGTTCAATTAAATCAAATAATTGAAACAAAGTTAAATTTAAACAATCTTGTAAAGACATTGAAGGTATTCCAATGGTTAATACAGATATATACTAAGTAAAAATATTATTTCTTTGTTCGCCCTTTTGCGCAGCGACCCTTTGGCGTCCTCTAGCCAGCTTCTGTGCGATTTGACTCGCCGCCGCATTCGCCGGATTAAAAGAACTAGAATCCTAAAGATTAGAATTTAAACAACAAATCTATTTTATTACTTCCTATAAATATTCAAAATTATTTTCTTCTACTATAATTGGATTATTTTCGCCTATTGGTAAAAACATTAATGAGTTAGGAAGAAAAGAAATTTTATATTTCGGAAACAATATTTGTAATAATGTCATAACTATTGCTTTTTTGTCAGCAGTAGTCTATTCAGTCATTATCGTCATAAATACTTGAAAATTTGAGGTATTCTATAGAATAGTTTCGCCCTCCGGTATTAAATTTTTAGATACTGTAAGGCATTGTACTCCAATAAAAAAATCTGACTCGCCAATAAAAGCAATTTCTCTTAATGTAGGCTAATGAATTATTAACTAACATTCAGGAATTGGAATATCAGCACCAGCCATTAATACCAATGATGAAATCATAATTCATCCTTAATATTAAATATTGTATCAAAATTCTCTTTCATTGCCTATTCATCTGCTGGGTTAGGCATACCCACTTTGTCTTCTCCGCCATGAATAGCTATATATCTAAGACAAATACCATGAAATTCAGCGTTTATATTTACTCGTGCTGCACCTTGAAATTGCAAAGTTCCTATGCCAGTTAATTTCTAATCACTAATCATAGAATCAATTTCAGCGGCAATACGATATGGCCGCAATTTCATATCATCCAACTGCCACTAGTCTAAATGACAAATAATATCAAATTCAACTACATTATCTCTAAATTCAGGATTAGTTGCATTTGGAATAAAAGTATCAAAATCAATATAGACATACGCTTTTACAGAACCATCAATCGGTAAATAAGGTGTAATTTGAATTTGTTTACCCATCATTTCAACAGCATCATTAGTAGACACTACTGGCTTAGATAAACAATCAGGCGTTGTATAATACAACAATTTCTTTAAATTATTATTTTTTAAAAACTAAGAAACAATAATTTCTGTGTCTTTTTCTACCGACAGAAAGCTAGAGTGCGGAAATTTATATTTTTCTATTTTCATACTCACTACTCTCCTTTACCTCTTTAGAACAACGATTCAACTACTATTGTTCTTTTATAATCATTTTCAGTGCCAGTACCATACATTAGATCAAACTATCCATGATAAGAAGTTGTCCAACGCAAGCTAGCACATTGTTGCCCACCCGCATTTTTAAACGTTTTTATTTCTACTGGAACTTTTTTATCTTTTCCTAAATAAAATTTTCCAGGTAGCGTACCTAAATATATATATTCATAAATCTTTTTAGGCTTAATAAATATTTCACCATGAACCAATGAAACACTATCTTGCGGATTTGGGTCTAATGGTTTTGTAATTAAAGCACCCACAAGACCATTATTTATATCATCTTCTTGCTCATTTGCATAATATTCTTTAGCATGTACTTCTAAAATACCAGGGGTACTAATCCAATCAATTGCTTCTACACGCCAACAAGTTTTATCATTATTTAAATAAAATTTAGAATAACGACTAAAATAACTTTTAGTATGCTCATTATTAGGTAATAATAATTGTAAAGAATAATTAGGACTATCTACTGTAATAGAATGACTAACTTTCTAATCAAGCTATTCTTGTTTTGGACCAATAACTGCTACATAAGTAGAAGTTACTTTTCCATCTTCTTCCCAAGATATCTAATATGAACAACGTCTAATTTTTCCACGAAAATAAGCAAGTTCTGTTAAATCCTGTAAATAAATTAGCCAATAACTATTAGTTCCAACCCATTCAAAAATATCGCCAGGTTGAAAATTAAATTCATATCCAACAGATACAATTTTTTCATCATAATCTTGACTAATTTTATTGGGATTTATTAATGCACGCACAGGAGGACGTTCAATTTCCCCCTCCATAACTTCATCTGGATAGGGGATAAATTTCTATATTAAAGCTCCTTGATATGAATATAAAGTCGCTTTATCTAAACTACGACGCTTATCTTTTATCATACGTTCTTGCTGGGTATAACCACCAGAAGTATGAAGCATTTTAGCCATATCATTAACCCCTTCAATAGGACTAGGCATATTTTTCATATACGGCATTAAATTTTGCATATGATACTAGAAATTTAACTAGACTAATTTATCTTCAAGTTCTTTGTTCGGATAAGACATTGTTTTTTATTTCCTACAATAGACTTAACGATTCAAATACAGTTTTTCTATATATTGAAAAATCAAGTTCTATGTATTCTTTTAATCCTTCTAATTTACTTAAAAGCTATAAGAAAAGCGGTATTTGATAAAAAATTTTACCTAATCCCGCAATTTCTAATATTACCGTATCTAATTGCTTGCCCCAATCTTCGCCATGCTCACGCATAGGAATTAATTTCCATAATTGATTGGTTAATCTAGTTACATTTGTCTCAAAACTTTCGTATGAAAATTCTATATCATATTTACTTAATAGCACTATTTTCTCCAAATTTATACCAAGTAGAACGATATATACCGGTATCTGGATTTTTTTCACGTCGCTTATACAATCTCTAAAAATGATGTGTCTATCTACGACATTCAGTTTTTAAAGTAATTAATTTAGCTAAATGATTAGCCTACGAAGTCATTTTAAAATCTGACCCTGAATATTTCATACGTGTATTTTCAATTGAAGTAATTTGACGCTGTAACCAGTTTTCAATCATAATAAAGGCTAAAATATTAATTTCTTCGGATGATAATTCAGCAGCAAATGAAGACTTTTCAATTAAAACCATCGGCGGTGCGTCTGGATCTGCATCCCCATCTAGCTCATTCCAAAAAACACCAAGAATAAAATCTTCTGGAGTAACTTCATTCTCCATTACACGCAATGTCTTAATTTCATAATCATCCAAATTTACGCGAGGATATTCAAATGATGGTATTGCGCTAATTAGCATTTTCTGCAAATCCCGAACAGTATCTTGCGGCGTTAACTCAATATACATATCATCTGTGATATTCCCCAAAAAGCGGTCGTAGATAGTTGCAAATTTAGTTCCCAACTATTACGCCCCCTATCTATTATTCAGTTTTAGGCGTTACAACTTTATAATTAACGGTTGTGCGGCGAGTTGTCTTCTCGGTATCCTTAACCTCGGTTTCATCTGCTGCACGATCAGCCGCAATATTTTTCAAAGCTGCTAATACATCGAATCCAGTCTTCTCCTTTAACGCTTCAATCTTACGATTATCAGTTAAAGGAAGCTCAACTGCATATTTTTTAACTAGATCCATTACACCCATAGGTGCGAAATCTAGACAATCAAGAAATGCTTCATAAGTACCATTCTTCAGCAACTCAATAACCTGCTCTTCTGACATATAATACTCAGGTTCGGTAGGAATATTAAGTGCTTCAGAAACCGCGTCATCCCATTGTAAAAAATTAGCCATTAAAGCTTGACCACCGCTTTGATAACTTAACTTAGTAAGTTCATCAAGCGAAATCTTTTTAACCTCGCCTGGCGCAAACTCACGTCTAATATTTTCCTCAGGAATGCGATATATAACCATACTTGCACTTCTGTTTTTTACATTATAAATATTTGCCATATTTTTATCTCCTTTTTCACTTATTGTAAATAAAAAATGGGGGGAGGGGAATTTCCCGACTCCCCCATCACTGAGTTTTCAATTAAGCCTTGCCGTAATCTTTAACAGTCTTATAACCGCTAAGATTCCATGTCTTCATCTGACCTACAAGACTTGTATCAACATAAGCGCAAATGTTATTAGCTAACATAGCAACTACGCCGACTTTCTTATAAACCTGAACTTCACGAGAACGATCAGCATTCTGGAATTCATCGACTATTGTATTGCCTTCAAAAGCAATCTTTACAGGCTTAGAATCAGCGCCTGTAGGAAGAATCCAGCAATATCCAGGATCAATTACCTTTGTACTATTCGTTTCATCTTCAAAGCCTTGCTCAAGAATAACTACTTTGTACTGCTTATACTGTGCAAGACGGCCTGTCTTCCAAAGCTCATCTTTCATAGCTTCTGTGTATCTCCAAGCCTGCTGAGGAATCATCTTAACAGCAAATTCCTGTGTACAATAAATTGTAGGTACACCATAAGCAGAAACTATTGTAAGAAGTGTATCAAAAGCCTGTTCATCAAAGCCATTAACAACAGCAGTGTTGTTAGCAGGAAGCTGATTAATAGAAGCCTTAAGGGCCTGTGCAACTTCCTTATAAACAAGCTCATCCATACCCGTCATAACTGTATCAAGTACTTCAGCAAAATCAACTCTGCCATCAAGGAATTCCTCAAGACCAATCTGTGCAGCACCGCCGATAGCGCTTGTAGGAACTTCAAAGCTCTCTGTGCCAGCACTAAGCTTAAATACTTCATAGATACCAGCAAGGCCAACACGTGTTATAAACTGTTTAGCTCTCTTTGAACCATTAAGTTTTCTACGGAATATTGGCTTATCACCCTGCTTAAATGTCTGAACTTCAGCAAAGTCACTATACTGTTCAATAACTTTCTTAGGAAGTACATCATCTAAAACTTCTTCAATTATAGAAAATATAGTATTTCTATTTTCTCTATAAAGTGCATACGTACCAGCAAGTTCATTAAACTCCTGACGAAGTGTTTCATTCAACGCATCATAGCTAAGCGACTGGCCATTCCAGCTATACGCTACAGGGGCAGAAGAATCAGCCTTTGCAACTGTCTTAGCAAGTGCAAGTAAATTTTCATGATTTAACATAGTTCTTCTCTCCTTTCATTAAGCTATGCGCATGATTTTAACAGCGCGCTGACGATCAGGCATTGTATAAACTTTAACAACCTGCCATTTCATTGTATCACCAACAGCAGCTGCACCAACGTTTGTAAGATAACCATCTGTACCAACATGAAGTACATCGCCAACAGTAAGGCCTGTCTCAACAGAGGCTACCTTGATAGTATTAGTCGTGAAGATGTCGCCAACATTGGTCTTAAATACTCTAGGAACCATTGTAGTGCCAGCAGGCATCATAACTGCCTTAGATTTAGACTCAATGTGGAAAGGATCATCATTATAAGTAGGCTCATAGTAGTCGCCAGAACCAACTGTTACTCTGTCATAATTGTATGTAGTAGCAAACGTAATAGAATCAACCGTATCAGCATATTCTTTGCCATCTACCGTGAATTTATTTTCAGCTACGGCATATTCTGTGCCATTTACATAAGCCTTAGACTTATCTTCATTATAAGTTACAGGATATGTAGGACCAGGAATTGTTATGGATGTGTTGCCAGCTGCATCCTTGCCGTTATAATGACGAGACTGAAGTGTGCCAGATTCAGCACCAGCCGGGCTATAAACACGACCATTGTAATGATCTTTTACCATTGCGAATTCGCAATCGAGCTGACCATCACGATATAATTTTATTTCATTGTAAACAAGCATCCATTCACCAGCGCCTGTGAAATTAACAACACCATTAGCATAGTCATACTTTACGAACTGACCCTGTTCAAGTTTGTCAATAGCTGCGGCAGCAGGTAACTGAGCATAGATCTGGGCGGTGCGCTGTGCAGAAAGATGGTTAGGTTCAACCTGGCCATAACCAAACTCAACATAGTTAGCGCCGCTAGTAATATTCTTTTTTAAGAAATCACCTATCATTGTAAGTTATCCTCCTTTAAATTATTTCATTTCTTTTTCTACTGCTAAAGCACGTTGTACCCAAGCAGGTGTTACATCTTCGACTGTCTCGATAGATGTAAGATTATATGTATTAGCTGCGGCTGCTGGCTGCATTTCTCCCTCATCAGAAGACAAGTTGAAATTAACCTTATTGCGCACACATATAATTGACAATTTTGCTTCGATATCTGATACAGAATAATTATCTATATTATCAATAACATCTTTCTTATCAGCATCGCTTAGCATATAAAAGCTATCAATCATAGCAAGTTTCTGCTGTTTTTCTACATTAAGCTTAAATGCTGTTAATTCAGCAATTGTATTATTTAATGTATCATTTGTAGCCTTTAATGCATTATAATCTGTAGATAATGTGTTATATTTTTCCATTAATTCTACATATTCTGGAATTTCATCCAGATTGTAAGAAGTAACTACGGCAGGCTCAGCCGCAGTCGGCTCAACCGTAGGTTCTTCCCCTATATTTTCTTGATTTTCTGTAACTACTGTTTTATCAGTATTGTCCAAATTTTCTGTAGAATTTATAGGCTCTTCTGTAACAACATTCTCGTTTTCATTTATGACCATCTGAGTTGTTCCTCCTTCTTCAAGAAATTCTTTTATTGTATTTATCATTGAGTAAATTTGTGTTTTAAAATCTTCATCCATAGTTAAACTATAAGATGTAATATTAGCGCCTTCAAAACAAGGCTCCACATCTTCACCCAAAATACACAATTTGGAAATTAACCCGTCATTAATTATGCAAAATCTTTTACTACCTTTTTCAAATTTTGCCCAACTTACTTGCAAAGTTTTTTCGTCCAATTCCATAGATTGCGGATTTCCTTGATCAATGACTCTTTGACATTCTGGATACTGGCCAACCCATAGATACCCTTCTGTAACCAAATACTCACGATCAACTCCATCGTCATCAGCAAACCACTAAAACCACGCTTTAGCATTCAAATCTACAAAACCATAAGGTCTAGTATTTTCAGCTAATTTAATCTCACCATCTTCAATTTTCAAAAACTTATTATGATTATCAAAATCTTTAGTAGTTTCATCATAATAACCAACAATAGGACTACCAGGTAAACTATTAGCTAATTTTTTAGCTGTTTCTTTATTAATAATAGTTCCATTGCGATTAGGTTCATCACTAACATACAAAACCTTAATTTGACATTTTGCAATCATTGGATTAATAGGAGTTAAATTGATAATTTCAATGGGTTTATCTAGACTTAAACTAGTATGCATTTAACTTCCTCCTTAACTTTGTGATTCTATGTTCTAAATTGTTTTATCACTTTTTTCATCGTCAGGTTTGGCTGGACGACCAGCTTCGCCAGATGAAACTTGTACTTCTATAGATTTATTATTTTTCTCAGTATTGGATTTATTAGAATTGCCCGAGTTATTTGAACCACTCATAGTTGAACTTAATGCAGGCGGAACCATAAATTCATTCATATTAAGCACTTGATTTTCAAATCGCATACTATTAAGTACAAAACTTTGGGAATGCCCTAGAGCAATTTGCGGCAACATTTTTGCAAATCCCATCTAGGTTTGCTCTTTATACATTTTAGCTAAATCTTTATAATTATATTGCGTTGTTTCTAACATATAAAATCTAAAAGAATACTTTTTACGTGCAGAACTATGCCCCGCCGCAAGCGCATTGAAAAATTCAGCAAATTGCAAAATTAATGTTCTTAATGAAGCTTCATCGTTTAAAATTGATTTTTCCAATGACATATTACCATCAGTATTAAACAGATTACGTGAAATACCAAGAGCATTATAAACAGTACGCTCTACCTTAGCTAAATCATCAGTAGTCGCAGTAGTATTTTTATCAGCCAAATCAACAGCATCAATATCAGCAAAGGTTGTTAAAATATCAACCCCTACTGCATTGCGCAACATTTGAACGGCATTGTTATGAATATCTCTAGCTTCATCACTATCAAAAATCAAATCACCATTTTTATCTCGTGGCAATTTTTGTATTAAAATTTTCAATAATTTTTGCATTTGTTTGCGGCGATCCAGATCTTGCGCTGCATCAAGATCAAGCAACGTAGGAATTGCATGTACAAACAAAGGCATATCATAATTATCAAAAGAAAATTTAACACACAATCCTGGAGTAAGTAAATACCAACATCCAGTATCGCCATTAAAATCAGCTTTTAATTTTCCCTATTTATATAATAGATAGCCTTTTTTAAATTCATCAGGGAATAAATTTAAAATTCTAATTCGCTATTGTGGATTTGCAATGGTATCAAAATATTGCATATTAAATTCTACAGCTGGCATTCCATTAGATTTATATCTAGAACGGCAATAGCGCACTGGTAATTGCTGTAGAATTACCCCCATTTTGGAAGGAACTATATAACCATAATAAGCACCATCTAAAATTACATTTAATGCTATTTCCCCGCAAATTTTCTTTATATGTGAATTATCAAAATATGTCAATGCTTTATAAAAATCTTTAAGCATGCGATCTTCTGGTATTTCAGCATCTAATGGGTAATCGGGCGTTACATACCAATCATACCGATATAAATATGCAAAATAATCACATGTGCGGCGATAAATACCATTGGTTCTATAAAATATCTATGAATACCAACGAAGTTTTTCAACATCACGTGCTAACAATGCCCGCATAACTTCATCTTTAGTAATAATTGGCACATTAGCTTGACGCACTCGTGCGTAATTACCTAGGGTTAGTGTAGCATTATCAAGCTGCCGCACGCCATTTACCTTAATTTGTTTATATTCACCATTAATTTCATAGATGCTTTTTGAAGTTCCTGTCAAATCAAATCCTTTAGCATGAATATCGGCTTGTGTTTGAGAATTATTCATTGGTCCTCATCCTCCTTAATATCCAGCTCTAGTCATTATATAGTCATAATCAATTAAATTTTCTTCAGTATATGGAATTTCTATTAATTTATATCCACTCATTTTACAAAATCTACGTTTTTTATCGTCATTAAATTTTTGTTGATAAAATCCTTTTTTGCCCCCAAATTTTGCACTTGGTTCATAATGTTGTCTACCTTGATATTCTATTAAAAAATCAATATTTCCATCATCATCAAATACTGCAAAATCAAAACGTAAAGGACGACCATTAGAACTATTAAGACCAGGAAAAATATATTCTTCTTGATAATTTAATCCTGCCATGTCTAAAATTTCTTCAATTTTGATTTCGCCTCTTGAACTTCTCATTATTAATATATTTCTCCTTTCTTAATTAATTCATAAATAGCCAATCAGCCGCATTAAATTTCTTTTTCTTGCGGCTCTTACCTTCTTCTTCTTGTGTTATATAATAAATTCCATATTCAAAAGCTGAAAATTTATCTTTTTTGATTCCTCGATTAAATTGTTTCAAAATGATATTTTGCGATGTATCATTTATTTCACGCAAGTTCATCCTTTAATCTACTATTTTTCAATAGCAGCCAGACTATATCTTCATCTTCGGCATTACCCGGTCAGAGCTTCCCATTTCGACTAATAAAATTATTAGCCTACGTTATAAAACTAGTCGTTGAGCCTTGTATTAAAATTCTTTTCATTATTTTATGAAAAATCTTTTAATACCTTGGTTGCGAATTGCCCAATTTTTTTAATTTTTACCATCCAATAAATATTATTTTATCTGCTGCGCTACATTAGCCGCGGTATAAAAAACTTTAGGGTGTTCCCGCAATTAGAGAAGTTTATTTTTCTATGGATTTCTCCATAGCGAGACAATGAACTACTTTATCTCTTCTTTTAAAATCGAGGTTAAGGAGAATGGCTGAAGAAATAATTTACGTTCTTCAGGCTTCATATTCTATCCAACTTTTGTGCCAAGTAATTTAGCTTTTGCTTGACGTTCATCTATCAAAAATTTTAATTTTCCTGTAGTCATCTAAGTTTGTACTGCTGTATGTGCAACTGAATTAATTACTGCATTAGCTTTAATTAAGTACATTGCATCATCTTCACAAATTTGACTACGATATTTTTTATATTCACCATCATTATCATTATAAACGCCAAAGTCTGGCAAAGTCTCCCCAGTCTCAGGATCAACTTGCGACTTTACCATATAATCGACAAGACCTATGCCTAAACCATTTGCATCTATAACTATACGACGCGCTTTATATTTATAATATAATTTTTTCAAAGTAATAGCTTGATCTTCAAAATGTCCATCAGAAATGGTATAAATATTAACCAATGATTTAATTGCCGCACCTTGTGCTTGCGGAATACATTTAATAATACAAGCTACGCTATCACAATCTTTACGTCCTACATCGACAGACACTATATAATAACTATTCTTAGTAGTACGCCCAGAATATTCATTTTCTGGCAATTTTAATATTCTATTTCTATCAAAAATTTCTGGATTGAAAAAAGCATCTTCAGAACTTCCAGTCCAACGTGACATATATTCTCGATCAAATGCGCTTTCATTAAATGTACCATCGGCTTTTAAATCTCTGACAAATCCCTTATCCAAAAGTCCTACTAATACAGGTACACGATATGTACCTCCAAGTACAATAGCTTTCTCAGGTCGAACAATAGACCAAACTAATAATTGAATTAATTTATTATATGGAAATGTATTTTTATAGCCTGCGGTTGTAATATATAATTGTGCTTTGTTTAACGGCTCACTGGGCTGAATAGTTCCGTCCATACAACGTCGTGATATATTCATTGTAGGAATAACAACTTGGCTTAATATATCACCATCAACACCAACACATTCTTCCACAACTCCGGCATGTCTACGTTTACCACGGGAACTTTCTCTCGCCGCAAGAGTATCAAAATAAGAACCATTTTTAAATACATATTTACAATAATCTTTGCCTTCCAAAGTCATACCACGATTACGATCAATTTCTAATTCAAATCCAGGAATTAACTGACAAATTTCACTAACTTTTTCACGCATGATACTTGCTGCTTGCTCTTTACCACCAGAAGTAACAAATAATTTGCAACCAGGATAAAGTACACATTTAATCATTAACGTCATCATAGCTAGAAATGATTTAGAATACGCTCTAGGAAATACGGCATACATATACTAGTAGCGCATTGCTACTCTTAAAAATATTCTTTGATAAAAATAAAAATGAAATTTACTAGGGCCGCCATCTTTTCCAGCTAGAAAATCAACAAATAAATCAGGATATTCACGCCAAAAGGCAATATACTATCTTGCGATAGGAATAGCGGCCCGCACTCTTTCTTCTGTTAATTCAATTTCACGTTTTTTCTTACTTAAATTTAAAATATCGGATAAAGCCATTATTCCTCATCCTCCTCGCTTAGCGCAGCTTCAACGTCAGCCGCAGACTTAAAGTCAAGGAATTCAGCGATATCTTCATCATTTACTTCATCAACATCATCATCATTACCAACAATAGGCTCTTCCGCATCTTCTTTTTCAGCTTGTTGCATTTGTTGAATAGCGGTATCAATAAGATTGCCTAGATTCATTTCTTCAGTTACTAGTGTTTTAAGATATCCTTGAATATCAGCTATTGTTTCATCAACCTTATCATTAGGTTGTGTAATATAATATCGTGGAATAAATCCTTCGCTTTCGCAAATAGCTACAAGCTCACTAACTGAAGTAATAAATTCGCCATCAGTATCTTTTACCTAGGCTGCTGAAAATTTTCCCGCTTTTAATAGTGTATCATACATTTTAAGCATTTTCTAAGCGCCTTCAACGTCATTCATATCCAATAGCTAATTAGCTTTTAATGAAGTTTTACACATTAATTTTAATGTATCTTCATGACTCGCAGTTTCTATTGTATAAGATTCCATCATTTGTTTATATAAATTTTCAAGCCGCACCCATTCAGACACATTATAAGTTCGACCCCATTTAAGACATAAATACGTTTTATCTTCATCGGTTAAATCGTATTCTTCCTCAGGATAATCATTGGCATTTGCGGCGGATGGCTATTGTGCCTACATGTTCTAGCCATAGTAAGCTTCAGGGTCGTCCGCAAAGTCTGGAGGTGCCATAGGTTTATCAGGCATTGGAAAGGTTCCACGTTCAATCTATGTAGCGATTTCAGCGGCCCCAAATCCTTGGGCTTCCATAGTAGTACGAATTTTATTTTCAGCCTATTCCCGCAAATAATCATTATCTTTCCAACGATAATCTTTCCATTGTTTTAAGGCCATTTTTGCCATATATCGACCAAGAATACTAGTACCATTCATTTTAGATCGATCTCGACCATAAGTGGCTAATAATTTATTCCATTCATCAGGAATCCAAGGAACATCTAGCTATTCTAAAATTGGTAAGAAGGTAGAAGGATCCCAGTTATCAACATGCATTGTTAAGCACTATTTGCAAATATCTATTTTACCTAATGGGTAATGCTCTAAATCATTAGATTTATAAAAATCATGTGCTTTAAGTACTTTATGACATTTAGCGCATACTAATGATTGACTTTTATCTACCATAACATCTCTCCTTTCTTATTTTATTTTATTTTATTTTAGGAGTATTATGATTTTTTTGATCTGGCCTTGGCATTTCTACATTTTTTACAAATACTATAATATCCATCTTTTGCGGTTTTATTTTTAGTAAAATAATTATTATGTGCTAATTTAATTTCGCCGCAGCAAGAACAACGTTTATATTTACCCTTTTTTACGTTTAAATAATAATAATCTAAAAATTGATTTTCAGCTTCTAGCGCTATTAGTTTAGGAATTTTATTTCGCCATAAACTAGATATATATTCTAAACTATGTTTAATACCAAATTCTTCTTGTATTGCTTGTTGAATATATACATTTGTTCTTCCATCTATCTTGAGCTCGACTATGCGCGCATAGAGGTCGTTTGCCGCAAGTGCTTTAGATGAAATATTATCAAAATCTTCCATAAGATAATAAGTATCTTCTGATAATTTATCCCAACTATATTCTTTTAAATCGGAATAATTACATAAAATTGCGGAACATACCTTAGGGTCCATCAAGGAAAATCCCTCAACTATGGGGCGTCCACTGTCGGGATCAAAGGTATGGGTTTTGTCATCAAAATGTATATATCCCCGCATAGATCGTGTGCTTGATACATTAACTGGCATCGTATAAGCATCTTTTAATATATATTGCTCTTTCCGCAAATCAATGATAGTTTTTTTAATTATATATGCATCGCGACCATTAGCTCGTTTTAATGAATCTTCTAAAAAATGTATCGATTCGCGCAATTGTTTCATATACGGTATTGTTTCTATATCTTGCTATGTAATTGTTATTTTAGGCTTAAATATTGTTTGTTTATTATTTTCATTAATTAAATTATATAGTCCATCTTCTCCATTTTCTAATTGAGCGACTAGACCTTCGTAGGAGGTTTCACGACGATTAATGGTGGCTAAGCGATTTTCTGTGATGATTTTCTTTTGTCTTTTTTCTTCCTTTTCCAAACATAAAACAAGATAATTACCTAGCGATTCCAAATAAGCTGGCGAAGGATCAGGAATTTCAGCTAATATTTGTTTCACTAATTCATTTCTCTATTTTGGATCGGTGATTGTATAGTCTAATTTCATCAGTACTAATCCCCCCATTCGTATATAAGTATTATACTAAAAAATTTTTGAAAAGTCAAGAAAAATTTTTCATAAATTGCGAAAAAAGAAAATAGAAAATAAAACAAGATAAGCAAAACCGTTAAATGGAATTGAAAAATAGACTTGGTAAGAGTTGTGAGCAGACCAAATCAAATCATACATCATAATATTTTTTATCCCATTATATACCCCCCCCATCTAGCTAGGTCTACTGTCACGTGTTTTAAAACTAAAACAGCAATCGCTGAAAATACCCCACTCTCTACACTACCTAGCTTATCATCCGTTCGTGATGGGTTGTCACGAACGGAATTTCATTTTATTTTTTGTTCACAGAAAATTTACAATTCGTTCACACTTTGTTCATAATTTGTTCACATTTCCCGTAATTACCATTTTCTCCCAGCCTATTTACTCGATTACAATGTTCCGGCAATTAGTTAGCAGACTCCGGCTGTAAGTGCTAAAAAATTTTTTTATTTTTTTTCAAAAACCTATTGACAAATTCCCCGAACTATGATACAATAATAATGGGGAGAGGGAAAGCCCCCGAGTAAGAAAAGAGAGGTAAAGAAAGATGAAAGAAAGAAAGATTGAGTACACAGTAGTCGGAACGATTGAAGGCAGAGGCGATTTTTTGATTTGCCTTGCGGGAAGCGACAAAGCAAGAGCCGAGGAGATTTTAAAGGAAACAACAACAGACCCAAAGAGAAGAAAAGAATTGCGACTTGATGAATACAATTATACAAACATTCGATTGAATGAAGAGTATTCGGACAACTGCTGGTGGAACTACGGAACGGATTAAAAGGCGGACAAAACCGCCTTTTATTTTTCCGGACGCAAATAAAAAAAATTTTTTATTTTTTTTCAAAAAGGTATTGACAAATTGCCAGAACTATGGTATAATGTATACAGAAAGAGGGACAGAGAGTCCCCGAGAAAAGAGAGGTAAAGAACATGGATTTTAGAATGGATACCTGCATCGGCTATGAACATTACTGGATAAGATTTAAGAATGGTACGCATGAAGTGCGCCATGCAACCTCCGAGGATTGCCCCGACAATGAAACAGTTTTCACTGGACACTATGAGCAATGCGTTGAATGGATAAAAGAGGCAGTCAATGCCTACCTTGATGAAAGATGGTAAGCGGGGCTAAAACCCCGCTTGAACAATAGAAGAAAAGAAAGTAAAAACAATGTGCAAAATAACAATGATTGAAAACGGCGCTATCGTTGAGATTGAAACACTTGAACGAATGGCAAAGGAAATAACAAAAGCAAGTGAAAGCTATTTGATAATCAATGAAGAGGGAACGATACTTGACAGTAAAAACATAAGCCGATTGATTGACGAAATAAAAAGATAAAAACAAAAGCCGGAGCAATAAAAAGGACGTGCGGGAAAGCGACTTCCGCGCGTTCTTGTTCTGGAGCGGGCGAGCCTTTAAGGCGATTGCCGCAAGCGACCGCCAAGCCCCGAAATTTACCAGATTTTGGTAATTCAAACAATTTTTAGAAACAAGAGCAGAAAAAGGAAGTGCGGCGAACAGTCCCGAAAAGGTAAAAAAAATTTTGATTTTTTTTGAAAAAACTATTGACAAATCAGGAAACTTGTGATATAATAGATACAGAAAGAGGGGAGAACAAAAGCCCCGAGAAAGAGAGATTAAACACATGAGAGTTGAAAAAGATTTATCCAAAATGACCAAAATCGCCGAAAATGAAAAGTATGACTTCTATGTACGCAAATTCGGGAAAACAGACTGGTACGCATACGCAATGGAAAAGGGAACAAACATCGCCGTAACAATGGCGGGAACAAACCGAAAGAAAAGTATTGTTGAAATAGCCAATTCGTGGGCGGGCTGGATGAAATAAACCAGCCCCCGAGCAAAAAAAAATTTCAAAAACCCCTTGACAAAACCGCCGGAATATGATATAATAAAAGTACCAAAAGGAAAGAGAGAACAACACAATGACCAAACTTGAAAAACTTATCAACCGCATCGAAAACAACACCGCGAGCCGCTACGGCTTAGAGGCACGCCGCACAATCCGCGCCTTCCGCTTTACCGCCTTCCTTCGCTTGTTCGTATTCCATAAATACACAGGCGTTGAAATGACCGACAGTATAGACGGAAAAACCGTGCTTGTGTATCACAACGGAACAGCAATTACAGACTAAGCCCGCCGCAGGGCTTTTTCTTTTTCCCCGAGGACGAACGCCGGCGCCCGAAATTTTACCAAAATTTGGTAATTCAAGAATTTTTCCCCAGTCAACGCGCAACAAAAGCCCGGGCAAAAAATCCCGAAAAAAAAATAAAAAATTTTGAAAAAACTATTGACAAAACAACGGACTTGTGATATAATGTATACAGAAAGAGGGAAGAACAAAAACCCCGGAAAAGAGAGGAAAAGAAAAATGGAAAGAAAAATAGAAAGAACATTGAAAGCATACAAAAACACAAGAACCCTTGAAGTAATCGCAGGTTATGGCTCACGCAAACTCTGGAAACAAAGAAAAGAGTGCGACGGCAAGCCGAGCGACTGGAAACGCATAAATCCCGAGGGCTGGTATTGATTATCAGCCCCACCGAGCAAAAAAAAAATAAAAAAAAATTGCAAAAACTATTGACAAATTGACCGGAATGTGTTATAATAGATACAGAAAGAGAGAGAACAAGAGAGGAAAACAAAATGATTAACATTCGCACAATCCGCAAACTTAAAGACAACGAGGGCTTGACCTTGAAAAAGGGCAACCGCATAACTTACAAAAGCGGATATCAGGTAGCTACGCACGGCATAGAAGTAACAACAGCCGAAGAAACGATATCCTTAGTAAAGGCTTGCGGCGGCACTTGCGGCGTATGGTATTCAGGCGGTATATATTATATAGACTATTCAAAACGCATAGCAACAAAGCGAGAAGCGGTTGCACTGGGCAAAGCGTGCAATCAACAAAGTATATTAAAATGGAACAATATGGCACTGGTTTGGTTGGCTTGACAGCCAGCCAAGCTGCCCCGAGCAGGAAAATTTTTTCAAGAAATTTTGAAAAAGGTATTGACAAATAGATAAAAATATGGTATAATATAATCACTAAGGGGGAAGGTAAAGCCCTTCCCCTATAAAAGAAAGAGAGATAAAAATTATGTACGAGGCTAATGTATTGAGAACCATAACAGAAGAAGTAAACGAGAAAAGCCGTCAGCAGGCGCAGAAAAACGCGATAGATTATGCAAACAATGTACTTGCTAGCAAGTTAAAAGCTACGGCGCGCGCAGGTCGTAGCTACTATCACATATCTATTCCGAGCTTGCCTTGCAGTGTTTGTGAATTGACTAAGTATCTAAAACAACATGGATATTCAATTGATTTTGATATGGGATGCGCCTATATAGAGGTTAGCTGGTAATCTTTCCCATAACCCCCGCAAGTTTTACCTTTCGCTTGCGGGGGGCTTTTTTATATAATAGCCGTAGCAACTACTGGTTGCAATTTGATCGGCGCGTGGTGGGATGTCACGCGCCGATTTTGGTATTCATAATTTGTTCACAATTTTTTAACAATTTGTTCACAGAAAATTTACAATTCGTTCAAATTCCCAGAATTACCAGCTTTTACCAGTCCCGCCACGTTTTCCCTTTCGTCATTATGCACAAAAACATCGCCGTAATTTTGTACAAATTTTCTTTGCATTTTCTATTGACAAACGCTCGCCCCCGTGGTATAATAAGGTGTACCCTGAAAGAGGGACAGAAAGAGAGGCACACACCATGACCACCATTCAGACAACGAACATAAGCACATACACGAACGCTGGAGCACGCGCGGAACAAAATCTTATATACACCATATGCGGACAGATACGCGCACACGATAGCGTCCCCTTTGATAAAGGTAGCGACTACCCCGAATGGCATATGTCCATAAAGTCGTCACGCTTTACCCTTGCAAGCGGTCATATGATGAAGTCAACCACTTTCAGCGGACAAATTGAGGAATACTTCGAGCGCACGGCGTCGAAAGTATGGGCATATGTTACCGAGCAAGGCACGGCGTATATCATGAATGAGACCGAGTTCCGCACATTCCTTTACACATTCGGCAAATTTGAACAGGATAGCACACGCAACGGCGGAAAGTATAAAGTCCGTTTTCCGAGAGAAACAAAAGCAATGCTTGCGTGGCTTGCTGCTAGGGGCTAAACCCTATCAGCTACGGGCGTGAAAAATCGCCCGCCCGCAATGGGCGCAATGCCCGACCACCCGAAACCGCACTTAACTCCAACAAAATTTTTTGAAAATTTTTTCGCAAAACCCCTTGACAAATCATTCCCGATATGATATAATATGAATGTAAAGAAAGAGAGGAACACAAAAATGACAATTTACTTCGATATAGACGGTACTATATGTAATCTTTATGCAAATCCCGCTTGGCTTGAACAGTTACGCGCATACGACCCTACGCCTTATGCAACCGCAAAACCCCTTGTTAATATGTCACGCCTTGCAAGGCTTATCCGCACACTCCAAAAGCAAGGGCATAAAGTAGGTGTTATATCGTGGCTGTCAAAATGCTCCACTGCTGAATATGACCGCAAGGTCACAAAAGCCAAAAACGCGTGGCTTAATCAACATCTCCCCTCTGTATCATTCGATGAAATTCATATAGTCACATATGGCACACCAAAAAGCACAGTAGCCACCGACAAAGACGGCATATTGTTCGATGATGAAAGCAACAACCGCCTTGAATGGAATGGCAACGCATATTGCGAAGATAGAATTTTTGAAATTCTCAATAAGATAAAAAAGGAAAATAAATAATATTGCTAACTCCCACCCCTCGCTCCTCTCTCTTGGCGGGGGGATTTTTTTCTTGCGGCAACTGGTAAAATCTGGGCAAGCCCGGGCGCCCCTAACCGCAGGCAACCGCCGGTGGCATAAAAAAAATAAATTATTTTTCACAAACCTATTGACAAACCGCCTCCATTGTGGTATAATAATAATGTCAGCAGGGGAATGAAACCCACGACAGAAAGAGAGACTAAAAATGAATAAAAATTATTATCTTACCCTTGATACGGAAACAGTAGGCGGTATCAATAATCCAAAAGGTTTTTACCACATCGGCGGTATTATTCACGACCGCACAGGCGCAATCAAGACTTGTTTCAATTTCATTATTGACGAAATGTATTCTGAAATTGAAAAAGACGACTACGCAAAAAAGAATTTTCATCTATACGAGGAAATGCGCAACAATGGCACGGCAGTCGTAATCCCCACAGAGGAACAGGCACTTGCTATTATCAACAGCCTATGCAATTATTATAATGTGCGCTATGTAATGGCATTTAACACAGGCTTTGACTATTGCAAAACAAAATGTAGAGACCTTTTGAAAGACAGAGAATTTATTGATATTTTCTTGATGGCTTGTCAAATTTACGCAAAAAGAAAATCGTATATTGATTTTTGTCGGAAAAATAATTATTTTTCAAAATCTAAAAAATCAATAGCAACAAGCGCAGAAAGTTTTTACGCATTTTTAACAAATAATACAGAGTACGCCGAAGAACACACCGCACTTGAAGATAGCAAAATTGAAATGGCAATTTTCCTTGCTTGCCTTAAAGCGCACAAGCCGTTTACAAAAAATCAACATTATTTTGATTATTGTAATCGTGAGGGTGGTAATCGTTGGGAGTTTTCAATCCCAGCGATTGCCAAATAAAAAATAAAAAAAATTTTGCAAAAGTACTTGACAAATTAAAAAATTTGTGCTATAATAAGTATACAAATAAAGAAAGAACGAGGTAAACAAAATGGTAATAGGACACAACACAAAAGACGCAAGATACATTCTTACAGGCAATTCAATCGAAGACCTTGAAAAAGGACTTGCGGAAATGAAGAGACAGATTGCCGCAGGAATTACATTTTCCGTATGCTATGGCGGAGACAAAAGTGAACTTGAAAACGATGACCCAAACGACGATTGCAATGATTGCGAATATGATATTATCGATAGCTATGGAAATTACGATAGCGAGTATGAATGCGAAGAAGATGACAACTGGGACATCTGTTACGAGGACGAAGAAGAAAACGAAGTCAAGGAAGAAGTCGACAAAGACAAGGCAATTGTGGAAATGACAGAGGAAATCATTGCAGTAATCAAAGATATCCTTGGAATGTAAAAAAGAAAGGGCAAATGCCCTTTCTTTTTTATTCTAAAAACGAACAAATGTTCGGCGCGCAGGCCCCGGGCGCCCGCCCCCAGACTTTGCCGGAAATTTTTTAATTATTTTTCAAAAGCCTATTGACAAATACGCATTTTTGTGCTATAATAATAGTACCAAAGAAAGAGAGGAACAAACAAATGAAAATTTTATTTGCTATTCTTGCAATCGTTTGCGTAATTATCGTATGTGGTTGCTATGAATTTCAACAGCAAGAACACAGCGATACAATATCTAATGTAATCGCTTGTATCGCCAGTGTTGCTTTTATAATGAGCGGAGTATTTCTTGCGCTTATTTTCAAATAATTATAAAAAAGAGAAAAAGAAAAAAGTATTTGGCGAAAAAATAAGTAAAATATTCAAAGATAACATAAAGGAGTTGATTTAATATGATAACAAACGAAATTTACACAGGTGCCATTCGTAGACTTGATGACTTAAATCGAATAACCATTCCGAAAGATATTTGCACAAGAGCGAACATAAAAAGTGGCGACCCCCTTGAAGTCTATTATACAAAAGAGGGAGATATCATTTTTCGCCCTTATGACGCATACAGACTTGACCGCGAGAATATCAAAAAAGCCGATAAAGTATTGCAAACAATAAATAACAGAATTAACATCATTGTTTTTGACAAAAATAATGTAATTTATTCATCTACTGGGCGAGCAACCGCACCAATCAATAATTATAAAATTACACAAGCAATGGAAGAAAATGCCATTGACGAAGTTGCATTGAATGACGCAATTTTGGAACTTTATCCTCACGCAAGTCTTTCAGTAAATAAGCAAGAAGGACTTGCAATCGCAATAGTCAATTCTATGGGGCAAGATGCCGATACAGTCGTTTTTGACTATCTTTGGAAAATTATTTGCAATTAACCCAACAACTACCAGTGCGGCAACCACTGGTAGCGCGCCCCGGGGCTAGGTTGGTAAATTCCGGCGGCGGCCGCAAACCCCTTAATTTTGCCAAAATTTGGCAATACCAACTTTTTTTGTCAATGCCGGCAACAAATGGCAATGTGACCATTTTCCTATAATTTTGGTGGTCGGGGCGATTTCCAATTCCTGGCTTTTGTTGATTTTGCACAAATCCCGCTCCGGTAATGATAAAATCTTTGTGCAACTTGACGAAAACTTTTTTCACTTTTTCTATTGACTTTTTGCTTGACTTGTGGTAGAATAATAATGTCAAGAGGGAAAGCCAAGCACTAAAAAATCCCTGAGCGAGACTTGTCAAGCCTTTCGTCTGAATTGAAAAATTTTTTAAGAAATTTTCAAAAAGGTATTGACAAATCAAGCGAAATGTGATATAATATAAGTGTCAAAGGGGAAAACCACTTGACGAAAAAAAATTTTTATAAAGGACGGTGTTCAATATGACGAACAAGAAACCGACAAAGAAAATGAACTATGAGGCAATCAAGGAACTTCTTACCAACGCAAACAGACCTGACCTGATTGACTTCTGCGACCACGAAATCGAACTGCTCGACAATCGCAATTCGGCAGAGCGCAAGCCTACCGCAACGCAGATTGCAAACGCAGACCACAAGACCGCTATTGTTGCGTATCTCGCAAATGTTGCTATCGCTAAGACGGTAACAGACCTTATCAAAGAGGTTGACGGTTTTGCAGATTTTTCCAATCAGAAGGTATCAGCCCTTTGCAACGCACTTGCCAAGGACGGCAAAATTCAGCGTGCGGTTGTCGGCAGAAAAACCTATTTTGCCGATAATGCGGTAACGATTGCCACAAAGGACAAGGAGTAAAATCCTTGTCCCCCACAAAAGGGGGTAACAATGGACGAAAAGCGAATAGCATTTTTAATGGCAACCCTTGATTGCACACGAGCAGAAGCAATGGATATAATTGCCAAAGACGCCGAAATTGACAAAGGCGGGAACCCATTCCCGCTAACAAAAGAAAAAGAAAAAGCATCAAAGGCTATGCGGTCGGCGGGTCGGCGTGTAGTTGACCCAGCGGGAAAAGTACAAGTGCGCGAACGCAAGAAAAATCCTGACAAGGAAAAACTCATTGCCGAAATTGTAACCGCCTTGTCCTCTATCGCAAAAGTCGAAATTGACAATGTAGAGCGTGAAATCCATTTATTTTACAATGATAAAAAATATAGGGTTGTACTATCGGAGCCACGAAAATAATCGTGGCTTTTGATTTGGTAATTTTTGCCAGCGGGGCCCCGGGGCGAGTTACCCTAGGCTAACCATGCGCGGGAGCGGGTTGCCGCAAACTTTTTTCGAGAATTTGTAAAAACCTATTGACAAATTAAAAGATTTATGATATAATAATAATGTAAGAAAGAGAGGTACAAAACAATGAAAGAAATCAAAAGAAAGAAAAAAGAATATTGTCCTGACCCTGACCTTGAATTTGACTGCCCCTATCTTGACACTGAAACAAACGAATGTACAATCGGCAATCAAAAGGAAGAATGTGCTGATTTTTACTGGGACGAAGAAGAAGAGGAGGAAGAAGAGGAATGAAAGTAATAATTTTATTTATCATTTTAACAATAGCAAATGTAATAATACAAACTATCAAGTCAATTTGCACGATAAAGTGCGGCAAAAGCATTGCGGCAATCGTGAACGCGGTGGCGTATGGATTGTATACATTTGTTATTTTCTATACATCGGCGGACGGTTTGTCTATCTGGTGGAAAGCAATAATCACCGCACTTGCTAATCTTGTCGGCGTTTATCTTGTAAAATTATTTGAAGAAAAAGCCCGCAAGGATAAATTGTGGCGTATTGAATGTACATTGCCTACTAAGGAAGCGGAGACAATTCACTGGGCTATGAAAAATGTACCGCATAATTACATTAAAATAACAGATAAACATACATTATTTAATTTCTATTGTGCTACACAAGCCGAGAGTGCGGAAGTCAAAAAAGTGATTGACGCATTTGGCGCAAAATATTTTGTGAGCGAAAGCAAAACATTATGACGACTGGGAAAAATTCCCAGTCGCCCCGGGCGCGCCGTCATTTTGCACAAAAAGCACGCCGGCAAACAACAAAAATTTGTGCAATTTGACGAACGCAAAATTTAAAATTTCTATTGACAAACACCTTGAAATGTGATATAATAAATAACGTCAAGAGGGGATACTCCCTGAATGCTGTAACAGATACCAAGTGCGCAAACGGAAGAACGGAAACGTAGCAATCAAAAGGCTAATCCAAAAAATTTTTTCAAATATTTTTGAAAAACCTCTTGACAAATCGCACAAAGTGTGATATAATAATAATGTCAAAAGGGAAAGCCAATCCCCCACGACAAAAAAATCTTTTAATGAGAGGTGTTCATTATGGCAAACAAGAAAACAACCAAGCGTGAGTACTACGAACTCATCAAATCCAAACTTGCGGACAATGCCGAAATCGTAGCCTTTTGTGACCACGAAATCGAACTTCTTGACAACCGCAAGAAAACTGTAGACGGCGAGAAAAAGTTGACCCCCAAACAGAAAGAAAATCTTGTCCTTGTCGCAACCATACTTGACAATATGGAAATCGATACCATTTATTCCATAAGCGATATGCAAAGGAAAATAGAGGTTTGCAAAGAACTTACAAACCAGAAAATCTCCTCCCTTATACGGCAGGCTATGTCGGACGGCACTATCGAGCGTGTGGAAGTAAAAGGTAAAGCATTTTTCAAACTTGCCAAGGTCAAGGGATAATTCCCTTGACCCCCACAAAAGGGAAAGAGAGGTAATCATATGGCACTTACCCCATTACAACACCGCAACAAAATCGCAAACCTTATGTTACATCTAAAATGTACAGAGGCGGAGGCGGAGGATATTATAGCCTATGATGAGGCGGTAGACAAAGGCGAGCCTACCAAATATGACCTTACCGCCGAACAGATGAAAGCGACAAAAGAATATCGTATCACAGGCACACGAGAAAAAAAGCCTACTACATATGAATTTACACAACGAGAGCGCAAAGCTAACCCCACAAAACAGGCGATAATTGCGGAACTTGCGGAGACCATTAAAGCAAGCACAAAAAACGCATATGACAATGTGGTAATCACTGGCAAAGAACGCAGTATTGACTTCAAAATAGGCGATACAGAATTCACGCTCACGCTCACGCAACACAGACCGAAAAAGTAAAGATAAAGGGGACGGCAATCGCCCCCTTTAATCACAAGAAAAGGCAAAAATTGCCAAATTGCCCCCGGGCGCCCTTACCCTAGCCTATGCAAGAAAAAAATGTGCCTTTGCCGCAAACTTTTTTTCAAAAACCCCTTGACAAATTCCTTACTTTGTGATATAATAAATACATCAAGTGAGGAAGGTAGGCAATCCTTCCCAAGAAAGTAGAGGAATTAAACATGAGCATTAAATCAGACCTTTTCAAAACCGAAATCGACAACATTCAAGACCTTAACCTTCAAGCATTTGTACGCGAATACCTTGAACATCACGTGCCTGACTACTTCTTCGTCATAGGCGCGAGCGCAAGCGGAAAATATCATCCCGCATTTTCACAAGGTAACGGCGGACTTGTACGCCACACAAAAGCCGTTTGTATGTTTGCGGAGGAATTGCTTCGTATGTCGTCCTATATGTACTTGCCTGACTGGGACAAGGATATTATACGCGTTGCTTGCATTTGTCACGATACTTGCAAATATGGCATGAACAACGAAATGACCAAGGATGAATATGCCGACCACGCGTGGAACGCGGCGGTTTGTGTTGATAAAGCGTGGAATGATTGCTACAATGAAAAAGCCCCTTATATACTTACACACGCGATAGAAACCCATATGGGGCAATGGACAACCGACAAAGATATAAAGATGTACACACCGCATGACCGTTGCGTGCACATGGCGGATTATATGGCTTCAAGGTCATTCATAGATATTCCGCAGATAATGGCGGACTACAACGCGGTAATAGAAAAATACAAAAATAAAAAAGAGGGAGAGGCTGAATAAGCCCCTCCCAACAGGAGAAAAAAAGAAAAACAAAACGTTGCGGGAGCCCGTCTTCGTGCGGACAGGCGCCCCGGTACAGTGGAAATATTTACTAGTACTACCAAGTAATAGCAGTCGTGGATTTGAGCGGCGCGTTTACGGTAGTAACACCGCCGAATTTGTCAATAGTAAATATCACCAAAAATTTTTGTCAAATCATCATCATTTTTATGCAAAATCACCATTTTCCCAAAATCTCCCATCACTGAGGAAAATCTCCCATCGCTAACCTAGCGCATCTCTACAATATGGCCCCATATCGCCTAACTCTAGTAACACTAGTCTTTTTTTTCATATAGCTACCTTAATTCGCACGGCCGCCCCCGGTCGAAGCGCCTGGTTCTAGCCCCAGCGCAGGCCCCACCACATAATATGGCCCAAGTACGCCTAACTCTAGCGTAATCTTATTTTTCCTGAAATCCCGGCTTTTATTTGGTTGGGCGTGAACCGCCCGGCCAGGGCGGACCCCATCGTCATGCGGGATCAGTGCTTGACTCTAGCTAACTTTTACGCTCGCTTGAGCGGGGTCGCCGCAAACATATACTTCCTGAAACTCCCTAGGTTGAATTGCGTAGCAAGCCTAACCATATTTCCTGGAATTAGGACTTTTCTCTTGACTTTATAAAATTTTAGTCATTTCGTAGAAAATTTAATAAAATATTTTCAAAAATTCTCAAAAGATAGCAAATTTTTAAAAAGTCAAGGAATATATAATACCTCCAGGCTAAACCTGAAGAAACTTAGCTACTAAAATTTTGTTATATTTTGGAATATGTTCTCACAAGCTGAAAAAAAAATAATTCCAAAACTTTCACATGATCTAGAACAAGGTAGATTTGCTACCAATTAACACTTTCTCAAGGAATAAACAAAAGGTAGCAAATCTAGCATTACCTAGACTAGGCCGCATAGCGGGCCTAGTCAAAGGTTAGTAGTTTATTTGGCACTTTTAGGCGGCTTGCCCCAGTCCTCGGGAATTCTATAGCCCTTTTGCCGCAATTCTTCTTTTAACATTTCAGAATATTGCTCTTCATTCTCATATATATAAATTCTATCTCCAATACGATATTGGTATGCGCGGACTATAACCCCACCAAGCTCCTGGCCTAGTGCGCCCGTGACCTCCGCATGGTACAGTTTTTTCTTTTGTTGCAATACATCTTGCCAATTAACATCGCCATCTTCTGCATCAAAAACATTAGCTAAATCATCAAGTGCATTATAATATCTATTAGCTAATTGCGATAAACGGAATTTTTCATCATCGGTTAATTCACGATACTTAACCAATTTCATATATGCGGCATCGCTTTCAGGATATTGCGGCCCGTCGTATGTGCGCAAGGCCCAAACTTTCTTTTTAGAACCGAGCGGGCCAGATGATTTTAAACCTTCACCAAAACAAAAATTGCAAGCTTTGCGGATAGCATATTTAGAATACCCTAGAGCTGACGACATTTGATAAATAGTGGTAATGCCACTTTCTACTTGGTCTATAATATAAGCTACAATATCTAAATGAATATCATGGCTAAAATTTTTACTAAATGTATCACAATAAATTTGTGAAATAATTACGCCACCGTATACTTTTTCAAATTCACAATAGTAACCAAGTTGATCTAGGTATTTATCAATATTGTGTTTATAAGCATTATAACTCCGATTAAACCATTCAGCTAATTCACGACTTGTCATTCTACCTAATTTTAATTTCATTATTATTTAATTCCTTTCTATATTATTTTTTAAGTACCTAATTATTATATTAAGAAGGTTGGTATCTTTTTCGAACTACGATATATTTAATCACGTTCCAATTTTATTCCTACTTTCCTAAATATTCAACTAGGAAGGTAGGACTATTTTTCGAACCACTATAGATATATTAAGAACGTTCCAAAAATAGTCCCACTTTCCTAATTATTAAACTAGGACAGTTCGTATCTTTTTGGAATGTTCTTAGTATATATAGTGGTTCGAAAAACATACGAACTGTCCTAAATATTAAACTAAGAAATTTATTTATATGTCTATTGTGCCCTAGAGCAAGTGAGGACCTTAAATAAGGTCCGAACTTAGCTCATTTCTCATTCTTAATTCTTCTTGTATTCTAGGGTCATCGACAGAATACCATTTTAATTCATCAGTCAACGATCGTACATATATTTTATCTTCATCGCATAGTCTATAATACGCAACACCATCTTTGATAAATGTTTGTGTGCGCTTGACCGCATGGCCGATTTGTCCAGATAAGGGATTTAATATCTCTTGCTTAAAACGCGCATAGGTTAGCCGCAAACTCTCATCTATTTCTTCTCTTGTTGCGTCCGGATCAGGGTTCGCCGCATTATCAATAGTCAAAGCCATTTCTTCGGTTAGCTAATTAGCTTGATTAAACAAGTCCCGCATAATCTAGCGTTCTTCCTTGGTTAAATCGCGGAAATAATAACAACGATTTTCTATATCATATTCTTCTACACGGTACCTAGGCTTATCACGCCAACCCATTAGCCCATCTTCACCAAAACAAGGACCAAAAAATTTCTTCGCGCTCTTAGCCGCTTGATACGGGGTTACGCCAGCTATACTGGCTATATTAGCGTAAGTATTATATGTTTCATTTCCTGGGCCAATAGCCGCAAGAACTTTCAAATCAACTGTGCGGGTATAGGCTTTGTCATAGACATTAGGACCAAATATTTCATAAATTTCGATGCCGCCACGATATTCATTAAATCGACAAAAATCTTCAACTTTGCGCAATTGTTTAATTCGCGTTTTTTTATACCAACCATAAGAAATACCTAGCCACGCTGCAATATTTTGACTGGTCATTTTGCCAATATGTAGTTTTACAGATTCCATTAAATAAAATCTCCTTTCATAATATTTTTACATTAGGTTCAAGGAGCAAAGGAGAGGGTTTTTTCATTTCATTATATATATGAGCCAAAAAAACCCTCTCCATACTCTCTAATTTTCCATTAAGAGAGGTCCCTCATTATTACTTAAAAAATTAAACAATAGCCCAAACAACATTTGTCCAAAATTTTTTAATTATGCGGCGAGCCGCCTACGCGATCGGTTGAGCCAGCCTTTGTAAAAGTAGGTCCAGCGAATGAAGTGAGCTAGGACCAAAAAAAATAAGACTAGTAGAATAAATCTACTAGTCTTTTATTATTATATATATTATGCTAGAAAAAAAGGACATGGGTGGGGATGAGTGAGACTGAGGGAAGTGGGTGGTGTGCTGGGGTTTGAGCTAGGGCCACACCTCATTTCCACATAACACTATAATTCCGCATACGACACCATAACCCCATTATATAATCTCTTTATCCCAATCCTCCGGAATCTAGTAACCTAGTCTCCTCAACTCTTCCCGCAAGCACTCAGAATATTCCTACTCAGTAGTACAAATATATTCTCTATCGCCTATCTTATAAATCGTAGCTCTTACTACCCAGCCATCTAGCTCGCTACTTAATTTACCTAAAACTTCATCATAATACTCTTTCTTCTTAGCTTCTAATTTCTAAACTACCTCAGTCGCATCTTCAGCTTCTTCCAAAATATCAAAAGCATTACTAATCTCATCCAACACATTATAATGCGCCGATGCGTATTCATGCAATTTCTATTTCTCTTCCTTAGTTAACTCTCGATATACGTATCTAGCATTAGCCAAGTCTTCTATTTTAACTGCCCAGATTCTTTTCTTAGAACCAACTATACCTTTAATAGCTCTAGAACCTCCTCCAAAACAATAGTTACAAGCCTTTCTCACCGCATACTTAGAATAACCTAGCTTCTATGCCATAGCATTAATACCAGTAATAGGCGTAGGACTTTCCAATAGATACTTAATTATATCTAAATGTAATGCTTTATTCTAATCTTTATTATAAGTAGAACAATAGACCTTGGTAATATTAATTCCCCCATAGACTTTCTCGAAGTCGCAATAGTCTTTTAATAATTCAAGATACTACTCTGTCTTTTTACGATAAACACTATAACTTTTACCGAACCAAGTAGCTAAATCTTTACTACTCATTTTACCAACTTTTAATTCCATAATATCTAACCTCCTTTCTTCATAACACTAGATTATGCGAGAGTTGTTCCATTTTTCGCACCATATATATTATTAGATGTTTCCAAAAATGGAACAACTAGAACAACTGTTCCATAATTATATAAAAATTATTTCTAATACTTTTACTATCTTTGCCCAAAAGGCACTAAAATTCTTCAATTATCTAGACTAAGTACGCTTGGTGATACTTTTTTAACGCACCTATATAAAAGATTTGCGGCAAGCATCACCTTTGCTCCCTAGCTCTAGATCAAGTACGCTTGCCTACGATTTTCGCACGTACCTATATAAATATCTTAAAAAATTTATATGCAAATTGCGGCAAGCCAGCTTCTATTCTTCACATGATCTAGATCACGCAAGATTTACTCCAGAGCCTTACGATTATCTATATAGAATCAAACTGAGTTCTTTCTTTGGGCTAGCCTATCAAGCGCAAGCGCTTTCAGCTATACCAAAGAAAGAACTACGCTTCGCGATTAGCACTTTTACCCTTCCAGGGTAAAAGGTCTAACGCTTCGCTTGGGCAACATTTTATATTTA